TTTGCCCTTACAGACCCTGTTCCTGGTGCTACCAATTCTAAATCTTCATTGGAATTAAGACTGCTGATCTTGTCGCCTTCAATTCTGATACTGCCAATATCTGTTGTTTGTTGATATAATTCAAATCTAGTGGGTTCCCATAGTCCAACCAAAGTGTTATCAATTTTGATTTCAATTTTTGATGTGTTGCCTGATGAACTGTTGTCTGTGATTTTAACTTCTGTGTCACCATCAACAATTCTTGGAAACGCCGCACCAATCACAACAGCATTGATTTCGTCGTCAACATATTTTTTGTTTGGAATATCGTTGTCGTCATTCATTCTGCTGATATAATTTGCTGGAGCAATACTGGCACCTAATCTCAATGTGCCTGTTCCGCCTGGCTCAAAATAAATTGCATTGTTGTTGTTGATGTTGGCAACTCTTAATGCCAGTATATCATTTCCGTCTGCTGAAGAAATTTTGTATGAACCATAACCAGGTCCTTGTAAGTTTGGTCCTTGTGACACTGTCTGTGTGCTTGGATTATTCCATGCAATAGATTCATCATAAATCATTTGCACACCAGTGAGTGATCCTCTGTCTACTCTAACACCTGCTGTGCCTTCTCCAACACCTGCACCTGCTTCGTTTTTGTTAAGTTCAATTATGTTGTCTTCGATTGCTAAATTTGTTGTGTTTACTGTTGTTGTTTCGCCTTCGATACGCAAGTCACCAGTAACTCTAGTAAGTGCAGACTCCAACGTGATTTCGTTGCTGGCATCTGCTACCTTAATTTTGTAACTACCCGATTCTAAATAAACTGTTTTTGCCATAGTTTTTATAATTTAGGGAGTGTTGCCACTCCCTAAACTGTATTCTATCTTAAGTTGCTTGAGCGTCAACAACAATGTTGCCTGCGCCTACTGCCGCTTTAGTTGCCACACCAGCACTACCGTATGCAGTAAAGCCTATACTATCAATTCCTGTTAATTCGAATGTGTTAGTTGCTTTGTTTGCTACTGTGTATGCAGTTTCAAGGTTAAGCTCAACCATGCCAACTACGCCACGGATAGATACTTTATCTCCGTTGCTGAAGCCGTGTCCAGTTGCTGTGATAACACATGGATCTGCCTGTGTTGCACCTGAAATAACTTTTTCAACTGCATCAGATAAACCGTCAGCATCTCTAGTCCATACGTGTCTAGTTGCGCCTTCAAGTTGCATTTTTCTGTTGTACAGTTTAGTAACTTGTTTTGTAACACCGTCACTGTCAGTTACGTTAATGCAAAATTCGCCTGCGCCTAAAGCACCAGCACCTACACCACCGATTGACTTGTTTACAAGTGTACAAGTTTCTGTTTTTGATCCATCAGTTACAATAAATTTGTTTGTTGATCTTTGTGACACAATATGTGATTCAGTAGTAATTTCTCCACCTGCCGCGAATTTAACCGCAGTTACTTGAAGTTTACCTGCTCCATCACCAATGTGTTTTTTGTTAATTGGTCTTCCCATTTTGTTTCTCCTGTTGACGTTCTAGGTCTACGGGGTTGATTCCCCATAAGTCCAGCCGAAACTGGCCCAAAACAATTGTTTATAGAAGTATTTATCGTTTGCTGAGTGATGCTATCAGTTCTACTTTTGAGAATTTTTTTGCTAGATCGATGGCTTCTATGAGCACAGAACTGGCTTCTTCTAGGTATCTATCTTTCTTGGTTCTACGGTAATCTATCAAAATAGTGGTGTATTCATCATACATTTTGTTCAGAGTGTTTTCTAATTTTTTGATATCGTTGATGAATATGCCATGACTGGTCTTCCATACTTGCAGTCTGTCCATGTATTCTTTGAATTCTAATAATATTTTTTCGTGTTCCATATCAATCCAATTGACCAATCAAGTCTCTGGCTCCGTATGTTACTAAAAATTTTGCACCTGCTGATTTATACACTTTGGATATTTCAATCTGGTGTTGCAGTGTGGGCAATCCTTTGTATTCATCTCCCACTTGATACACTCCAACCGGAATGTAAGATCCTGCATTTATCATGCTTAAATTATGTAAACTGTGTTGTCCTGGTTTCAGCAACAAGTAATCTGCTTTTTGTTTTTTGTATTGATTGGCTGTGGCAATCATGCCCCAATCATTGTCAACAGGCAGTTGGTATGTTCTGCTGGTGGTGGGTGTGCTGTCTGCTAGATCTCTAAAAGAACTGTAAAACACACTGCGGTATTTTACATATGCCATCACTTCACTGTGAGTTTCTGATTTTAAATTTTGAACTGTGCGTTCTCCCATGTCTGAAGGAGCCAATATGTCTGCACCTGCAGATTTTAATTTCTTACCCAAATCAATCAACAGTGCTTCACTGGTGTCTGGTTTGTCCATCACTCTACAATGCCCATCTGGTAAAGAGGCACACAAGCACACATCCACAATCAGTTGTATGTTGGGAAATTTTGTTTTTATTTGATTTACAATTCTTTGATTAAAACTCCAATCAGGAGTCCAAGATTTATGTTCTGGTGTTATGAACAGCAAGAAACTGTCTACACCTTTGTCTATGTCTTTTTGAATTCTGTCTTCTATTAAGGATTCGGACCAACTGCTGTTATCAGCACCTAATCCAGCCGTTTCTGTTCTGCCTTTTTCGTTGACAAACAATGGCTGGATTAAGTCCATCTGATTACTTCTCTTCTTTTTTAGGAAGTGCCGCACACTGTTCTTCGTCTGCTGGCAGACCAGTGTTTTTATCATAGATCCAAACATACGAATAAGTGATGTTGTCATCAGTCATTGAACATTTTTTTCCAAATGATAGTCTTGGTTCTTTAATAGAACAAGCAGATACTATGAAGAAAGATAATATTATTATTGCAATACTTTTCATTTTAGTCCTTGTTAGTGTTTCCTCGTTAATTATACTACATTTTGGTATAAAAGTCAAGTCCTGAACATTCAGTCAATAAAAAAGGGGGCCGAAGCCCCCTTTAATATGTAAGTGTTTACTGTTGATTATGCAAACGAAATGTTTGACATAGTAACTTTACCAACATAGTCCCCAGCATTTCCTAGTGAAGATGCTGTGTTGTTTAACTCTACATAACCATATCTAGTCATGAAAGAAACAACTGGTTCAAAAGTTGATGGGTCAAGCACAACACCGCTAGACATTAACGGAATGTATGGGCAATAGAACGCCGCCGCATCTGCTTCAGATGAGCCTTTGTATCCTACCAATACAGACGTATCGTCTGCCGCATATGTGTCAACATATACTTTCATTGCACTGTTTAAAGTTCCAACCATCTTTTGGTTAGTTGGTGCTTCAAAAGAACCTTCAGTTGTTCTTGCGAACGCTGAAGTTGTTGCAGATTGAAGTACAGTTAAAGCCTGTGGTGATACCACAGCCCAGTTTCCTGCGCCTCTTCTTGTTCTTTGTGCAATTTTATTTGCTGTTCTGTTGATTAACACAGCCAATGCCGCATGTTCATCGCCTACAAAAGTTGCAGTTCCTGATACAGCCGCTTGGTTAAATGTTTCTTCATCAGCCGCTAAAGCTCTTAATGAGTTGATGACTTCTTGGTCGATTTCAGCAGTAATTTCTTGTGCTAATGCCGCCATGATTTCAGCCTCTACATCAATACCTTGTTGAGCTTGTGCGTCTTGAGCAGATTCAAATGTCCATCTTGCTTGTAACTTTCTGCTTTTTGCTTCAACAGTTTGTTTCAAGATTTGGATTGACATTGCTCTACCACCACTTCCTTCTTTAGTGGCTGTTGCGTCTGCATTACCATTTGGATCTGCTACATCGTTACCTGAATAACCTTGTGCAATTGCAAATGGTGATAATGCTTCAGCCCCTGCCGCTAGTCCGCCGCCTGATGTTGCCGCTTCTGCATATCTTACTCTTAGTGTGTGGATTTGTCCAACTGGGCCAGTCATTGGTTGTACTCCAACCAATTCGTTAGCAATTACAGTAGGCATAACCCTTCTGATCACGGGTAGGATCACTCTGTTTAGAGTTGCAACGTTACCGGCAGATGTAGCACCTGCTGTTGCCGACTCTGAAAGATACTGTCTAGTATTTTCCAAAGTTGTAGCCATAACTGCTTTTTTATTTCCAGTTAGGCCTTCTAGTAACGCACTCTTTGTATCCTGCCAGCGAGTTTCTGTTAGTTCTGACATTGTGTTTTTCTCCTTTGTTTTTTATATACCAGCAAGTCTTCTAATATCAACGATGTTGCTATTGAATTGACTGCTGTTTACAATGTTAATTTGTTTATCGCCTGTTACTTCTGTGCCTTCATTTATAGCCTGTTTTTTCGCTGGAGTCCTACCGTTTAGAACAGATGGTATGTACTTTTCGAATTGCTTTCGTAAAGCACCCGTCTGCACACTCTCCAGTAGATTGTTCATTATTTCTTTTTGTTCTGTGTTCAATGGGTGTGTTAACTCATTGATTACGTTACTTCTCTCTGCCGCTTCTTTAATTGTAGCAATTTCTAATTCTTTTGCTTCAATTACTTTTTGCTTCTCATTGACAGTCTTCATCGCTTCTTCTGCCTGTAGTTTCGAAATGTCCACTACCTTCATAAGTTTTGCTGTTTCACTTTTTTCATTCAAGAACGATTGTGAATATTCTTGTTGATAAGATTCAAACAGTCTGCGACCAAAGTCGTTTTTGCGAGCCGCTTCAATGTCTTCTTTTAATGAACTGATCTCTGACTTAAGAGTTTTGCTCACTATTTCTGACACTTTACTAGCACCTTTTTTCACAAAGTTACTTCTAACTTTTTCAAAATGTGCTTTTGCTTCTCTGATAAGACGTACTTTTGTTTCAGCAACGTCTTGTTTGTCTTTTTGAAATTCTGCAATTTCTTTAGACAGAGCTTCTACCACAAATTCCTCAAGTTTGACAAAATTTTCTGCCATAACTTTTTGGTCTGCGTATAGTTCAGCAACTTCGCCTTTAAGTTTTTCAAAAACAAACGATTTTAACTTTTCTGCGTGTTCACCGATTTGAGTAGCATACTTAACTCTCTCTTCAGCAAGTGCTTTCTTGTCGTCTGCGAACTCTGCCATTTCTGCTTCGAGTCTTTCAGATACCATTTTATCAACAGCGTCTGTTAAATTTGCTTTGTCGTGTTCATACTTCTCTGCAAATTCTTTACGAAGATCAGCAGTGGCAGAAAGTTTGTTTTCTTCAACTTTCTGGTTCCATGCGGATTCTATTTCTGCTCTGATCTCTTCGGAAATACCGTTATTTTCAAAAAGTGATTTCAGTGCTTCTAACATTCTTTTTCTCCTATTTAGATTGGAGTTTTCCAATTATGTTTATTAGTTGTTCTTTTAGATATTTTTGTGCCTTTGTGTCCCTTGCTGAGTTAAATGCTTTTAAACCACCCTTTGTGTTCATTAGATGCTCGTATATTGGCTCAGGATATGCTCCCGGTGCCGATGGTTGTGCAACGATATCTACTGTGATGATTTCAAAATCTGATACATGTCCGGATCCGTCTTCTTTAACATTACCGGAACCCCTACTGGACACACCAAGTTTAACTCCGCTTTCCAGCATTGTTTTAACTAGTTGTCCCATAGGAGTCGGTAACACTTTTAATTTTCCGTATCCGTTTGGTCCGTCCATCCACATTTCATTTACCATGTGGCTGACACGGTCAAGGTTAATATTAAGTCCTTCAGGATGATCCACTTCGCCCAACACCGAGTATCCACCAGTGACTTGATCGTTAAGTGTGCTGACAGCCCTCTGGATTTCGTTAACAGGATACACTCTCTGGTTGGCGTTTTTAACACCTCCCTGAATGCAGATTCCCTTCATGTAAAGGGATTTACCGTTGTGTTCGTCCTTAGTCTCAACGACTATTCCCGCCTGGTCAAAAGTCAGCGTCTCACGTAATGATAACATCCGTTTTCCTTATACTACCTTATTAACTGCCAATTATCGACTTTGCAGAAGTATCATCTTCTGTGCTAGTCTTGGCCTTTGGTGCCGCAACAGGTTTCGCTTTAGCGCCTGGTACATTAATGTTACCTGCGTTGTCTTCTTTTGGAGCAGGTGCTTTACCACCTGTTTCCTCACCGCCTTTAGCGATGTTAGAAGCCGTTCCGCCCATATCATTTTTGCCAGCAACTGGTGATTTAGAGTTATCTGAACCATCTGTATGCGTTACGCCTACTTTGTTCACATATTCTCTAATTTCTTCACTTGCTGTTTTTGGCACTGCTGTTTCTACTGCTGGTTGTTCACCAAGTTCAGGAGCAACTGCGATTGCAGTTTCACCTTCTGCTGATTGATCTACAAAGGCTTCGTCTTCTTTTTCTTCGCCGTTGTCTTCTGCGTCGTCGCCTTCTGCGTCGTCGCTTTTGTCCTCATCGCCCATCATTTTTTCAAATTCGGCTTTAAGGTCATCAATAGCATCTTCTAGGTCAACTACTCTGTCTTCGATTTCTTCTTCACCTTTTTCAGAGTCGTCGCCGTTATCTTCATCACCTGTAGGTGCTGGCATTCCGATGTCAGCAACCATATCGTCTGTTGCGTCTCCACCGTGTGCTTCTACTGGTGCAATTTCTGTGTTTTCGATATCTAATAAAGATTCGTCTGTTGTTTCTTCATCTTTTGATGCTTCATCAACTGCATCATCTTCTTTAGACTCATCTTTTGATGCTTCGTCAACTGCGTCGTCATCTTTTTTAGATTCGTCTTCTTTTGAAGTTTCTTCTACTTCGATATCTTTGATATCATTTTCTAAAAGACCTTCATAGATTGATCTTGATTTTTCCACAACGATATCATGGAAAATTTCTTCTGCCGCTGTTCTATCGTCAGCGACTAATTTTTCAAGCATTTGCTCGAATTTACTTTTATCTGACATTGTTTTCTCCTATTAACTGTTAATGGTAACCATAGACATTGTCTATGGTAAGACTGTCATGTATTATTTAACAAATAGGTATAAAAACGGGTAGATAATGGTCCGATATGGACTTGTTTGACGCAGATTCTACAAATGAAAGCGTCTTTTAAATTCTTGCACTGTGATTTCACTATAATTTGTGAACTTCTTAAGGTCTTTGGCCTCAAACACACTAGTGCCTTCTGGTACTACTCGTATATATCTCTTTAGTGGATTTTTCTGTAGGATAATGCTGGTTTGTCTGTTCCAATTGCCGTGGTATGTGGCAGTGTCTGCATTCTTTTTGTAGTTGGGTGTGTCGCCAAATATGTTGTTCAACTTGCCTTCACTGGTGCCTGTGAAGTCGAAACCCAATAAAAATATCAATGGATGCATGTTTTTAGATGCCAACCACAGTGCTGTGGGTCCAGATGACCATCCTAGACTGGGTTCAAAAAAGTTTAACCCTGGATACTTTTTATATGCTCTGTTTGGATTGGTCCACACAGGAATTTTCAACTGAGCACCTGCTGTGCAGATTTCATTGATCATTTTGGCATCCACTGCCACTAGATAGTTGGGAGTGTATGTTCTATAAACAGCATTGCAGGCATATACTTTGCCAAATTGTTGTAAAGGGTCTAAAGGAATTGGTTTACGACTGAGACCATTGCCTAATACAAAAGCAATAGACATTTATTACATTTCCGGTTGGTTGGCGTACATCTGCCTCACAAATTCCAACTCTTTTTCTTGTTCTTCTTTGTGGAATTCTCCGGCTTTTCTTGCTTTGTTGATCTGTTTCAACGAAAGTCTAGTTTTACGTGTGTCACCCAATGACATCACAGACTGGTCTTCTGAAGCATCATACTGTTTCTGCTCTCCAGGCTCTGTTGTGATTTGATCGTAATAAAAAAGTTCACGTAATATCATAAAATTATTTATACCTATGTGTTGGAAGTTGGTGTTCCGCCACCTGGTGCTCCTGCTGGCGATGGTGCTTCCTCTTCTCCTGGAGCAGTTGGATCTTCTGTTGGCTCTGCCGCATCTAAATCTGCTTGTATACCTGCTGTGCTGACTCCTGCACTTCTTAATTCAGTTGCTGAAGTGGTTGGTTTACCTGACATAGTTTCATCATTTTCTTCTCTCCACATTCTTTCGTTTTCTGCCATCTCTTCTGGGGATAATCCTAAGAATCTTGACAGAGCATAACGTTTGCTTACAAACGGCACTGTTGCTATTTGTGAGTATGTGGAAATTCTGTTGTTGTCTACTTCTGCTTGTCTGTAAGAAGCAAAGTTCATTGGCGGCTGAAACTTGATATCAAACATTGCTATATCAATATTCACACCTTTTTCTAATAGATACCGTTTAAACTCTTGATTGAATTCGTCTGATACTAAATTTTGTAGTCTTTCACAGTATTTGTTAAATCTTAATTCTTGAATGTATGCTGTTCCCACTCTACCATCGTTGAAACTGCTTTGAGAATCATCTGCACCTGTTGGCAAATATGAACTGGGAATTCTTAAACCTCTTAACAATTTGTTTGTGAAGTATTTCAAGTCATCAATTTCTCCTAGGTTTGTACCACCCGGTAATGTTTCTACTTTAGATCCTCTTCCTTCTGCTGTTTGCGGAAAGAAATAGTCTTCATTAATCGATAGTGGATTGTATGCAGAGTCCACAACATTTGCTCCACCACCTGTGGATGAAGGAATACGTCTTTGATGGATTTCAGTCTTAACTCGTTCCACAAATTGCATTGCCAAATGACTTGGCATATTACCTACATCGATGTAAAACACTCTTCTTTCAGGTGCTCTTTGTACTCTGTAGATTATGATTGCGTCTTCTAATAATTCTTTTTGTTTGTAAACTTTAAAAATACTCTCCAACAGTGAATTACCAAATGGATAGTTGTTGTCCAGTCCTTCTGATAAACTTAAATGCACAACGTGTTCTGCATCAACAGAAATTTCTCTTTGTCCTGTGCCAAATCTTGTTCCTGGAGAGTCTTGATTCACACTTCCGCCAGTTGCTCCTCTTACTCCGCCAGTCAAATATCCTGAGCCGCCACCTGTTACATTGCCTGTTGTCTGATGAGGTGTTGTTGCCACAAGATTTTTAAAATTAAAGTTAATATCTTTTATAACATATTGCTCAGGAATTTTACCTGTGCTTTCGTTTACAATTATTTTAGTTACTTTTGATGGATCAACATGAAACATTTTCTTTGTTTCTGGATCTCTAATAAAAAATGCATCACCATACTTGAACACATTACGCAGGATCTTAAACACACGTTTAGAAAAATCGTTCATTTTGCACCATTGGTGCAGATATTGTTCTATGATTTGTATTTCTGTGTTGGTTGCTTTCTGATTGTATTCAAATTTAAAAGGTGTGTTGTTTTGTGTGTTGTTTTGTGTGCAAAATTCTGCTAGGATATCCAATGCGGCATTCACTTCTGAATCCATATCCATCACATTGTATTGTCCGTAACGTTCAACTCTGTTAGGTGCACCGCTGTAAACATCTGGAAGAAATGATGAGTAATTTGTTTTGGCTGGTCCAGCCGTTCCACCTTTTCCACCCAATGGTGAATTCATTCCGCTTGTACCATTACCGAGTGGCACTTCTGTAAAATATTTTTTCCAACTCATTATACTGTATCTGTCATTTCTGTTGTTGCTTGAGATGTTATTCTGCTGTAACGATTGTTATCACTCATTGCCATCAAAATTTGTTCCATAGTGTTATTTAACTGATCCAATTTATCTCCTGTTGTGGATGCGGATGCTGTTGTTGTTCCCATCATTCCACTTCTTAAACTTGTCATTGCCGTTCCTAAATTTTCTATACTGTTAGCATACATGTCTATTTTGCTTTTGTCAAGCTCATCTAGTGTTTTATTCAAGTTTTTGGCAAAGTTTTCTGATCCTCCACCGAAAATCCTGCTCATAAAGCCACCAACAGTACCGACGGCACTGCCTGCTCCCATGGCAACCATTGCGCCTGACAGAGCCAAAGTGCCTTTGGCAACCTGTACTAAATTACCGCCATCCACTTCACCTACACTTTTTAATCCATCAGCAAACTTTGTTAATGCTCCGCCCATTAAGAAAGTTGCCGCGGCAACACCTGCTCCTATTGCCGTGATTGCCAATCCTAAATTCGCCGCACCTAGTAGAGTCGCTGGATTTGCCATTGCTGTCAAACCACTTGCTAATCCTTTTAATCCGCCACCCATGCCGGCTAGTAAACCTCCACCGCCTGCACCAGTTTTTCCTAAAATAGATTTCGTTCCACCTCCCGGTCCGCCTCCTGTTAGATAACTTGAAACTCCTGTGACGGCTTTCTTGGCGGCAAATGCAGTCAATGCCGCCGCCGCTAGACCTACCGCAATGTATAGTCCTCCCATTGCCACTTTGCCAGTTGTTGACAACTCATCGAACCAATCGTTAAATTTCGTTCCTAAATCATTTAATGTGGTTGCAATAAAAGATTTAGGACCAATTATGCTTGCCAAGCCACCTATAATAATATCAACTCCTTGTTGGAATGGAGTCAATAATTTTTGAAATTTTGAACGCAAGTTTTCACTGGCATTCTGAAATTGTTTTGCACCTTTAGTGCTTGCCGCTCTTGCTTCTTGTTCTGCTATGATGGCACTTGTACTTTGTCCTAAGAATTTTCTAAATTTTACAGAATCTGCCGCAACATTGAAAAATTCATTGCCCACACCTAGTTGAGTAGCAATTAATTTTTTCTGACCTGCGTCCATGTTGGCAATGCTTTCACCGTTACGTGCCAGTGCTTGAATGAACTGATCACTTGCGCCAGGCACACCATCTCTCAATGCCGACACTGCTTCACGTACACCTTCCACAGCAAATATACCAACTTGTTCTCCACCTTCTGGAAATCCTTTTGCTAACAATCCTGTAACAGCACTCACCATTTCTGGTGCCGCCGCTTTGACCCTTACCATGGTTGCTTCTATTTCACTGTTTGAAATCAAACGCAACTCTCTAGCATCTGCCACTGCTTGTAATTCATCTTTCACTTGATCTCTTTGCAATCCAGTCAATCTTGACAATTGGTCCAATCTCAATAGATATTCTTGCGAGCCTGCAACCAACTGTGAATTACTCATTGATTGAGATCTACCCAGAGTAGTCTGTAAGTCTAGATAATCAGCAAAGCCTTCTGTGATGTCTTCCATAGAAAATCCAAGACCTGCGATTGTTTTTCTGAAATCACTCTGTAATAGTGATGTCATTATTGTGTTGAATCTTCTTGCACCTTCGTTTGCACTACCGCCAAAACCAGCAAGTGATGTGTTGGCACTCATTAATGCCTGGGCTAATCTTGTCATGTCTATTCCGGCGTCGCCTGCTATACGTCTGAAATCGCTGACTGTTTGTGTTGTGTTGGCTCCTATCTCTGCCAAGTTTCTGAAAGTGTCAACGTTTTCAAATACTCTTGCCGCTAGGTCGGCTGTGAATTGTAAAAATACTTTGTTTAATCCTGTGGTGCTTTGTGATAGAACACCAAATCCACCAACCAATCCGTCTGCACCTTTGGTTAATGATTCAAAGCCGGCTCCTGCCGCACCTAAAACTTTTTTGAATACAACAACTGATTTGCTGGTTTTCTTGGTTTCTTCTGTGAACTCACGTTGAGCACCACTGTTACTGCTACCGCCGCCAGACCCACCCAAAGCCTTCAGTATTTTTTTGGCAGTGTCTTCGCTGGCAATTCCCCCATTGCCATCTGTTTTTTCTAAAAGTTCTTCAATCGTCATTGCCATTATGTAATACCAAAATCCTTGTTACTTGTATTTAATGCCAATCATTAAGTACGCACTTATCTATCATTACTAAATATGTGTATATTAAGAATAACATAATTTAAGTTTTTTAGTATTTATGGAGAACAAAATGACAGATTCACAACCAGGACAGAATGTAAATCCTTTAAAGAAGTATTACAGACAGCCCAAGCAGTTTGTAAAATTGCCAAGTGGTTATAAATTCTATTCTGAAGGATCTATTCAAGTTCCTGAATCAGGAGAAGTTGCTGTGTATCCTATGACAGCCAAAGACGAACTGTTGTTAAAAACTCCAGACGCTTTGCTGAATGGCGAAGCAACAGTATCAGTGATACAGAGTTGTATACCATCAATTAAGAATGCATGGGAAATGCCTTCGATAGATTGCGATGCGGCATTGATGACTATCAGAATGGCCACATACGGAACCAGCATGACTGTGGCAATCAAAGTGCCAGGCACATCAATTGAAAAAGACTTAGTATTAAATTTACAGGATAGTTTGTCTTCAATCTTGTCAGCACAATACAATGATACATTTTTTTACCAAAACATGGAAGTAAAAACAAAACCTTTAACCTACAAAGAGTTCACTCATAGTGCAATTCAAACATTCGAACAGCAAAGAATTCAAAAGATTGTGGATGATACAGAAATGAATGATGAGGAAAAAATAGCACAGTTCCAAAAAACTTTTAAAAAATTAACCAATTTAAGTATAGGCATGGTGGCTAACACAATAGCATCAATCACTGTGGATGGCGAGACTGTATCAGATATAAAACAAATCGCAGAGTTTTTGGATAATACTGACAAACAATTTTTCAGTTCCATTATGGAGCATTTAGAAAAAAATAGAGAAGCATTTCAATTAAAACCTCAAAAAGCAACTTCCACAGAAGAAGAAATTAAGAACGGAGCACCTGCCGAATACACAATACCTATAGCATTTGATTCAGCAAATTTTTTCGTATAAAGATCGCAACACTGCCGAGTTCTGACATTATCAAACTCACAACAGATATGGAAGGCGAAATCAAAAATTTCAAATCTGATCTATTCAAATTGGCATGGTTCATGCGTGGATCGATTACACTAGATGAAATGTATGCCACCTGCCATGAAGATAGAGAAGTGATGGGCGGCGTGATCAAAGAAAACCTAGACACTGCCAAAAAAACAGGACAACCGTTCTTTTAACACATCACACACTATATAAAGTATAAAAAAATACACACACACGGTGTCTAAAACCAAATAGCACCATTTAATCAATGACACAGTCGTTCTAAATAATTCACATATGCAAATTTACACACAAATTGTGCGACCCCAAGAGCTGGATGAAGACGACCTCTGGATTCCCTGTCTTAAAACTGCCACCGTTGAACACTCTCCTGCAGATGCACAAGCACTGATCATCACCCACATCGAAGCCATCAATCATTATGCACACAGTCTGTCAGAACTGTTGGAACAAAAAGTGTATGCGGTGGGATCCAAGACTTATAACCGCCTTGTGGCGGCGGGCTTCGCAGAAAATAATATTCATTGGCGACACACAGCCAACGATTTAAAACTGCGTTCCAAAAACACAGGCCCACTCACTTGGCTCCACGGAGACAAGTACGCCAGAGATTTTCGTGCCATACCAGAAGTTACTGCCATACAGACTTACGAATCGAAACCAGATCCTTCAGCCATCAAACAGATATTGAAATTGGAACCAGATGTTGTTCATGTGTATTCGGAATCAGTATTAAAAGAATTAGAGATTAGAAACTGGAGTCACACCAAGTTGAAACACGTTGCGTCAGCGGAACCAGATGTCAGTGTGTGGTTGGATTGTGAATCATTTGATCCTAATGTTTAAGAACGACTCACGTCGTTCTGCTTTTCGCTTGTGCTCAAGCATTTAAGCAATTACATAACGAAGTTATGTTGTCATCATGCAGACAGTTGATCCATACTTCACCCAGTAACGGGAAAAGTATGTAGACATCATGCGAGACTAGCCTGCCATTTTGTGAGAGGAACTTTTGTGCGGAAGCGGTAACCCGTCAACTCCCTATTCCAGACTTCATCAGTCACGGTCAACTGCGGCACCCTTCACAAACAAAGTGAGCAGTTGTGATGTTGTATCTTTTTCACAGAGCATCTTCTTTTATGCCTTTAGTAAGCACTTTCCTTGCAACTCAGGATTCACCATTATGTTTCAAATGCATTTCCTGGATCTACGATCAGTTGTGTTGCTATATTGCCTTGTTGTAATTTTTAAGTTCTTCTTTTAGGATTCTTGAACCACCAACTCTTACATTGATGATACCGTTGTAGTATTCGTCGGATTCTAATACTCGTCTTTCGAATTGTTCCCGAGCTTCGAGATAACTCATTACGCCTCTAGTTTTGCAAATGTACAATATTTCTCTTGTAAACTTGTCTTCGCCTAATTCTGCCACGTCAGCATTCAGATGATCTGAGGAACCCCAATATTCTTTCCAGTCAGATTCAACTTTGCTTCTACGTTTGTTTATCCTGCCTTTAAGTGGCGGACGTGTCTTCTTGAATTTTGCTAATTTTTTACCCACATACCGTTTACCATTGGTTGTGTTTGTGATCAAATACACAAATCCTTCACAGTCTTCCGGCAATGTTTGAATGGGTTTACCCTGATAAGTCCATGGCATATGGACATACTTACTGATTATTTTTTTCGCTGTTGCTGTTTGTGGATCTTGGACACTTTATATTGTTCTTCTAGCTCTTTACGTCTAAGACGTGCCAAAATTCTAATTTCTGCCAGTGCCAATCTAGCGGCAACTTTTGTGGCAAGGCTTTGCCTCTTGGCAAACAACTCGTTTGCTTTAAAATACGCCATGTATGCTTGGGTCAGTTTGTCGTGAGTATCATCTTGAATGGTCATTTGTTTCCACATCGTTGGCATATGCTGTGAAGCCGTTTTCTTTAACAACTCTAAGCACGTTGTTCACTCTGCCCATTAATTCATCTTTATGAGATATCAAAAATATGTTTTTGCCTGATTCTCTGCTCATTTTTTTTAGAATAGCCAAACTGCTTTCAACTCCTGCTGAATCCATACCAGAATCTATCAATTCATCTAAAAACAACAAGTTAATTTTTTGATACAAGTTTTCCCATACATCTCTAAAAGCAAAACTTAAACCTAAAATTAATCTATTTCTTTCACCTCTACTCAGATTGTCAAAGTCTAGTTCTTGTCCCAGTTGAGTGATCTCCACACTTAAATCATTTTTAAATGTGACCAAGTGTGGAAGACCCAATTGATCCAAGTAGTGAGTTAACCTGTTGTTCAAAAAGGTTAAGTTTTGATCAATTATTTTTTTCCTTATGAAGGAATCTTTGTTTGTTAACAGTTTGTGTAAAAATTCTTGATGTTCTTTTAATTTTTGCAGTGTATTTGCTGTGTCCCAATCTATTTTTTGTACTGCTTGATTTTTTAATTCATCTATTTGATCTAGATATGGATTAGCATCTTCTTTTTTGTTAACAAGTGCTGTGTTGATTGATTCCACATATTGTCTGTGATCATATACTTCTTTTATGGTATCATAGTATGTGTCGGGTCTTTGATCCAAATCGCCCACTGCTTCGATGTCTTTTACAGTTTGTTCCAATTGTTGTGCTAATTCCATCACATAACTGTTGGATTCTCCATATTCTTCTTCCAAAGTTTTCTGCATTTGTTCTATTTTATCTTGAGGCAGATCCTGACCACAAGCATAACAAGTGGCTTTGTGATTAAGTTTTTCTAGATCATCATATAATTTTTTTGCTGTCTTATCTGCTTGTTCGATGGTCGATTCCAAACCAGCTCTGTCTTTTTGCAATTGTCTTAACACATCGTTCAGTTTTGTCCAATCTTCAAGTTTTTGATGTGTTTCTAATTCTTTATCAATGTCTACACTTTCTAACTCTTTTAAGTTTTTTTCTAATTTTTCTATGTCTGTGGTGTTCTGATTTTGCCAAGCACTGCTTTTGTTGTTTAAACTGTGAATTGTCTCTTCTACTTTTTCATTGCTAATTTTTAAACCTTCTAAACGTGCTGTTTCCAGTGCTATGTCTTCTTTTGAACGTTTGATGTGTGTTTTTAAGATGTCTGCTTTCTCAGACAACAACTGAATTCCTAATAGTTGTTCAATTATTTCTTGTTGTTCATTGTTGTGTAAACTTAAAAAAGGTTGAGTGTATGTGTTCAAAGCCACAATGTGTTTGAACATTTTTGGATTCATTCCAATCATTCTGTTTAGGTCTTCTTGTGTTTTACGTGAATCGCCTTGACTGACATCTGATAATTCTTGCTCTTGATCGTCTATGTAATATTTCATTACATTAGGTTTTCTTCCACGCTCCACTCTGTAATTTACACCATCTTTTTCAAATGCTATTGTGACCAACATAGCCTTGCCGTTGGTTTTGTTCACTAGGTTGTCTTTACGTATCTTGGTAAGTGCTTCACCATACAATGCGTAACTCAGTGCATTAACAATGGTGGTTTTACCTGTACCATTACGTGACCCTGCATCATCACCTCCCATGTCTAAGTTTTCACCCAACACCAATGTTAACAATTTTTGTTGAAAGTCTATTGCTTGGGTTTGATTACCCACACTCATAAAGTTTTTTACAGTAAGTGTTTTAATCAGTATCATTGTTTAAATCTCTATATATTTTAAGCAAAACAGATTTATCAAATGCATCAGACTCAATTGTTTCAATTTCTTTAGAGACAATTTGATCCACACTTTCAAATTTTGTGATATCAAGTTCTGTGTTTATTTCTTCTTCTTGTTTGCTTGGGATTAATGTCATTTCTCTACAATTATATTCCTTCATAAAAGTCTCTTTGATATAACTGGCTTCTTCAAAACTGATGTCTATGTCTAATGTAACTCGTAGATGCATCTTCTTTTTCATAATTTCTTTGGTTTTGTCCAACAGTGTGCTTAATTTTACATTTCTGTACTTGGGACAATTATCCCAGTTGAAATAAACAGGCTCTGTGCCATGTTCTAATATCATCATGCCTCGGTCATCGTCATCGACATCTGCATAATTGTGTGGAAAAGGATTGCCCAAATAATGAATATTGTTTTTGACCTGTCTTTTATGAAAGTGTCCAGAGAACACATACTCTTGTTTTTTGAAATCGCTCGCTCGTAACTCTCCTGTGTCAGGCATTTCCACCATTGCGTTCATAAAGAAGTTGGGTAATTCAAAGTGACCAAACATATATTTGCATTCCATGTTGCCAACTTTTTTCCATTCATTGTCTATTAACCACGGCACTAATATAGTGTCACCTATTTTTGTAATTTTGTTAACCATGGTAATTCCTGGAATAAATCTGCCAAATTCTACAGATTGTATATCTCTGCTGTCTTTGTAATATAAATCATGATTGCCTGGAAAAAAATAAAAGTTATCAAATGCTTTTCCTAATTTTTCTAAACATCTTATGGAAGCATCCATAGTGGTTATGTTCACACTGTTTCTGTTGTGATGCCAGTCACCACAAAATAATCCTGTTTCACATCCGTGTTTTTTTGCTAACTCGATATACCAATCAACGAATTCCTCACAGTCATCGTTGTGTAATTTAGAATTGGATTTCAATCCGAAATGAATATCGGTGAAAACTGCTAATTTTTTGAACAAAATAATCTCCTACTTTTCTTAAGAATACACGAAAGTGTTGTATTTGTCAACTACTTTTTTGTTTTTTTGCTAACTTTGGTTTTTGCCGCTGATTTTGGTGCACCCGTATCGCCCGAAGTCTGTCTACTCATACTGGGCATCATGTTGTTAATTTCCAAAATATCATCTCTTATGTTTTGATTACGTTTTTCGATATTAATAATTCTAACAAATGAGTTTGTAACTGCCGCTGTGTAGTAAGCAAACGGATTGTCTGATTTTGATTCATCAAACTGTAAACCAATCTGAGCCAATTGCAGTATGGCTTGTCCTTGCATTTCGTCATTATAAGTGTAACCTCTCACATTACCTCTGGTGCCATAACGTTCACACAGTTTCATCCACATTCTTGCCAGTTCATTTGTGGCTCTGCCAGTGTCTTTATCGAATTTGCCGTTTTCCATTCCACCCTGCCAATGACTTTTGCCCACACATATTAGGTTGCCTTTTTTGTCATACTTCCAATGCTGGAATGGTGGAAAGTTCACTTTGGTTTTGTGATCTGCCACTGTCTTTGGGTTCTTTTTTCTACCAGGTTCGTCTGGCACATGCTCAAATGACATCACTCTAAACACAACATCATCTTTATCGATTTTTCTATAATCTATTTGACAATCGCCTAATTTAGTCTTTGGATCCAGTTTTTTACGTCTTTCGTAGTCTTGTTGTGTTAATTTTTTGGCTTTATTTCTTTTTGCTTCAGCAATAGTTCTAATGTTTATTGCATCCACGCCTTTCACAATCATGTTGTATTCGTTGTATGCATCGTCCACAAAACTGCAAAACGATGCCTTAGATTTGTGAATCTCCGACAAAATGTCTTTGTTGTTTAGGTAATTGACTTTTTTCATTAATATTCCTTGTTATATATCTCTTCATTATAAACTACTCAGTTAATTTTGTCAATAAATAAATGTAAGGATATAAAATGGACGAATACAACAAAAACATACCAAAGATCGTAAACAGTCTAAAAGACGTAGGTCAAGCCGTACAGAAAAATGTGTCTGGATTTTTTGATACAGCAATCAGCACAGCAGGAAAAACATTAGACTCAATATCCAGTTTTGCGTTTGGTAAGGCCAAAAGAATTGCAAAAGGTCCCATTTCAAAACTCGTTAACGGTGAGTTTAAATATGATAAATCTGCGCCTGCGATCACAATGAAAACAAACGGTGACACAGGAAACGGTGATCAAGATTGGCGTGTGAGTTTGTCGATGCCGCAGAGTATTAAAGATATGATAGCAGGACAAAAAACACTGTTGGATCCTTTAAAAGCCACAGGCAACAAATTAGTTTTTCCTTATACTCCAACAATATTAGCATCACACTCAGCCAACTGGAATCCAATGCAACCGGTACACACCAACTATCCATTTTATGCTTACGAAAATTCACGTGTGAATCAACTAACAATCACAGCACACTTCTATGTGCAGACTGAACAGGACGCAAGATATTGGGTAGCGGCTGTGCATTATCTGAGATCAATCACAAAAATGCATTATGGTCAATCACCAAACAGAGGTGCTCCACCCCCAGTGGTACGTTTAAACGGATACGGAGATTTCACTTTCAAAGATGTTCCTGTGATTATCACAGACTTTCAATTTGATTTAAAAGAAGATGTTGATTACATCAGCACAAAATTAACAGAAGGTGAACAGGCAGTTAATAATTATGGCGGTGATTCTGAGAGTATGGATGCAGTTGCCTCAACTGGCGGAACCTATGCTTGGGCACCAACAGAAAGTATGATCACTGTGGGTGTTGTACCACAATACAGCAGAACAAAACAAGCACAATTTGATCTTAAAGATTTTGTTAAAAATGGCGGAACAAAAGGAAGTGGATTTATTTAATGGGATTCTTTACAAGCTCAAGTCCATATGCATCTACAAGGATTGTTGATAATCAATATCTCGACATTCTGACAATACGTCCAGTGCCGGCAAAACCGGACGATGTGTTGTACACAGTGGAACCACAATACAATCATAGACCAGACTTGTTGGCTTATGATCTTTACGGCAACGAAAAACTATGGTGGGTGTTTGCTCAACGCAACATGGACAAAATTTCTGATCCAGTTTACGATCTTATTCCAGGCTTAGAAATTTATATTCCACAAGGATCTGCTCTCGAAGATACACTAGGAGTTTAGCATGGGAAATGCAACAGTTTATATACCAGCAACAGGTTATGATGATTATGGAGATTACACCAAAAGAACCAAAGTAAATGCGGAAGCACCTAACGAAGGAAAAAAATCCAACATTCGGGTAAAAGAATTTATAAGAGACCTAATACCTAATCCTTTGCATGACTATGAATCATACAATGCTGTATTCACACTGGCGGCACTGACACTGGAAGAAGTAAACTTTCCCAACATACTTTATAACAGAATGCCTCTTTATCCTTTGGCACATTCCGCTGGTAAAGGCAATACAAAAGAAGTTACTTTTTACAAACAAGCAGGAGTCAGTCTTGAATACTTTATAGACAATGTTGAAATAAAATCTTTCATTTCGCCCAATCCAAAAACCAAACACGTACAAAGGTCAGAAATTTCTTTCACAGTGACGGAACCTTTCAGTATTGGTTTATTTTTACAGACCATGCAAATACAAGCCGGCAAAGCATCAGACGATGGCAATGTTGAATTTACTCAAGCACCGTATGCCTTAATTGTGGATTTTGTTGGTACAGATGCAAACGGCAAAATCTTTAGAAATAACAATCTACGTAAAGTTATGCCTGTTCAAATGACAAAGGCGGCAATAAGAGCCAGCCAAGCAGGTGCTGTGTATGAATGCACTGCCGCACCTTGGACAGAAACTCCAACAATGGATGTGAATAACCAAATAAACACTGACATCACACTGTCAGGAAAAACTGTTTACGAAATGATGCAGGTAGGCGATGACAGTTTAATGGGACAATTAAATTTTAAAGGTGCAGAACTTGACAAAAAAGCCAAGAAGAAAGAACAACTTGCCACAGTGCCTACAGATGACTTTGTGATATATTTTCCTGAGAACTCTGAAATTGAATACACAGAAGCAGAGAGAAAAATGGTTTTGAAAGATAGGGCCATAGTTTCTGATAATGGTACAGGTGAACGAGGTGATTACGTCTTTAACACTGAAAAAAGAGATATAGTTGTTGAAACACTGCTGGGAAAAAATGTGCGAGCGACCAATGAATACACCGGTACAAGTGGGCAAGGTGTGAGAGTGTTTCAAACAGAGGGTGAAGGATCAAATGCATTTTTTTTAGGCAATGTCATTGGAGCATCAAAAATGGCCATCAATGAAAACAACATGGCTATGATGGGTAAGAAATTTCCTGATTTTGAAGAAAAATATGACAAACGCAAAAAAACATTCACCAGAGATGGCATCACTTTAAATCTTAAAGCAATGACTTTGAGTTTTAAAAAAAACACACGTATTACAGACATAATTGAAACGGTGATACTGTTGAGTGAATATGCTAAGAATTTAACAAAAAATCCTGATGAGATGCTAAACAAACAACCAGGCAAGCACCCTTGGTTTAGGGTCAGAACTAAATGTTTTCAACTGCAAGATGCCTTTTTCAAACTTAAAACAAAACACCATCCTAGATTAAATGTTTTCAGCATAGTGCCTTATCAGGTACCTGACACTATATTTGATGACGATTCATCCATGCCATCAGGTTACACTGTGGTTAGACAAAACATTGTAAAAGGTTACAATTATCTTTACACTGGATTGAATAAAGATATATTAGATTTCCAATTGGACTACAATTTTGCTTTTTACAATAGTGCTCCTCAAAATTTGAACAAAAGTTCGTCCACTTCATCTGCTGGAGGAAACAAAAGCATAGAAAAAAGTTCACTAGCAACAAGTCAACAACAAGGAAAATTAACAGAAGCGGCAAACGATAACCCAAGTGGCCTGGCATCTAGAATGATAAAAGCACAAAAAGGAACCAGCGGTGAGGGAACAGAAAATGAAAGTGCAGAATTAAAAATTGCTAGAACCATGAATGATAGAATTATCAATGGTGGAACAACTGATTTGATGCAAATGGATCTACAGATAATCGGAGATCCTTATTTCATACCAGCAACAGGAATGATGAATTCAGATGAACCCATAAGATTTTTTGTGGATCCTAGACCATATGCTCCTACATCTAAAAGTGATAAAAACAACGGCAACGGCAGGGGAGAAATAAATTATCAAGATACTGCTTGTTTTATAGAAATGAATTTCCAGACACCAATTGATTATCAACCAGGTGGGGATAATTTCATTTTCCCTCAAGGTGGTGCATACAAAAACGGAGCAGGACAAACAATCAGATTGGGTGAATTCAGCGGCATATTCCAAGTTCAAACAATCGTGAGCAGTTTCCGACAAGGTAAATTTGAGCAAACATTGAGAATAAACAGACAACACAACATGACATTGGATGCTGTGGAAGGTGCAGGCAACAAGAAATCAATTATAATGGTTACAGATAAAGCACAATTAAAAACACCAAAGAAATTAACTAACACAGAAGGATCATCATAATGGCAAAAAATTTAAACACACGAAAATCACACTCAATAGATCCTAAATCAAATCCAGGACCTTTTGAAGCCATTGTGAGAAATGTGTTGGATCCCAAATACAGTGGAGCCATTGAAGTTGAATTGGTCAAAACACTGGATTCAGGCAATGCCACAACCACAGGACAATTCATCACAGCAAAATATCTCAGTCCATTTTATGGCACAACCAATGTGGCAGGACTGAACAAAAACAAAGACGCCAGAGACAGTCAACAGAGTTACGGCATGTGGTTTGTGCCACCTGATGTGGGCAACACAGTGATGGTTGTGTTTATAGAAGGCAACATCAACAGAGCATACTGGATTGGTTGCATTCCACAAGAATTAATGAATGTGATGATCCCAGGCTCAACACCTGCCATGTCAAACACAGACACCACAGATTCCGAACATCAAGAAGATTCTGCAGATGCAGACATCAGAGGCAAAAAAATGCCTGTGGGCGAACACAACAAATTAAAATTTGCAGATAAGCCTGCGGACAAACCTTTACAGATCAAAAAACCAATCAACAGACTGTTCAAAGCAGTGTTGGACAATCAAGGATTGATTTCAGATGAAATCAGAGGACTAACCACATCTAGTGCTAGACGTGAAGTGCCTTCAAGTGTGTTTGGAATAAACACGCCAGGACCCATAGACAAAGTTTTCACACAAAATCAACCCATAGCAACTGCTAGAACAGGTGGAACATCATTTGTGATGGATGATGGTGATGACAAATTTATTAGAAAAACAAAAGCCAAAGATGGTCCAATGGAATACACCAATATTGAAATTGGTGATGATGTGATTGAGGGTGATAAAAATACTCCTCACAATGAACTGTTTAGAATAAGAACAAGAACAGGACATCAACTGTTGTTGCACAATTCAGAAGACCTTGTGTACATTGCCAATGCCAATGGCACAGCATGGATTGAAATGACTGCCAACGGCAAGATAGATTTCTTTGCCCAAGACAGTGTGAGCATTCACTCTCAAACAGATTTTAATTTCAAAGCAGACAGAGATGTGAATGTGGAGGCAGGACGCAGTATAAATCTTAAAGCAAGAAGCAGTATCACAGAAGAATCTCTAGGCAGTCACACAGTGACAGTGGGAACCAATCAAACAATCACAGTTGCTAATTTACAAACTGTGTCGGTGGGAACAACCAATCATTATGCCACAGGAAATATCAATCAAGATACTGGTGGAGTGATAAATCTAAACAACGGCTTTGCTGTTGAAACTCCTCCTACACCTTTGAGTACTCATGAAAATCCAGGTGAAAGTTACGGTAATATCATGAAGAGAGTGCCTCAGCACGAACCATGGAGTCATCATGAAAATTATGATCCACAAGCAGTTTCTACGGCAAAAACAGATAGAACCACAATTGAACAAGTGTCTGTGAAAGAACCAAACAATATTCCTGACACATTTAAAAATGCGAGAACATAGAGGAGATTGATATGTCATTTAGTATTCCATCATCTGTCACAGATAGTTTATCCGGTATGCAGGCATCTGCAGGTGATCTAACCAAAGTGGGAGGAGAAGCCTGTGATGTGATGGGCACACTAGGAGCCAGTGTTGGTGGGGACGCCATAGCCAAAGCCAAAGAAGCAGAACTTCAAATACAAGCCAACATTCCAAAACTCACAGCCAACGCAGGACTGATGCAGACAGCGATTGCTGATTTAGGACCATTGTTAGAACAAGCAGATTCTTTAATTCCAACAGACTTTGGCGGTAATGCAATTACACCTCAGAACTTAGACGATGATCAAAGACAAATCATGTCCAACAATGTTCAAGCCATAAATGATGCCATGAGTTCATTTGGCAGTGTGGGAGAAAATCTTTCTGCCGAGATGGGGTCTGCTGTGACTGACATGGCTTCTTCTGTAGAAGCACTTAAACCTCAACTCAACGTTGCTGTGCAGACAATTTCAGCAGGAGGATGTAAAGGTGTAGAAAATCAACTGTCAGGTATAGCAGAAGGAGTGGCTCCACAACTGGACGCAATTAAAACTCAATTGGAGACAAAAACAATTCCCAGTTTAGAACCACAAGTGAATGCTCTGTTAGATCAAGCCAAAGATACAGCCGCTCAAGCAGGTGAGGCATTTGAAGCCAATCAAGGAGCAATCACAGAAGCCGCAAACTCAATGAAGGCATCAATCACTTCAGCACTGGGAGGATTATAGAATGGCAAGGGGAATAGCAAGAATTGGTGACAGAACAGATGGTACTTGTTATCATCCCAGTCATTTTGTGCCGCTAGCCACAGGAGGCACCATCATCACAGGATCCAGCAAAGTGGTGTGTGATGGCAATAGACTGGCGGCAACACTGGGAGATGAAGTGGAAACAGATTGTGGTCACATCGCTTACATTGTGACTGCTACTTCCAAGGTGTTGATAGGACACAAGGCTCAATTTGTGGCAAGGCTGGGAGATCAGATTGACGATGGCGCTCCCTACAAAGCCAAAATTGTCACGGCAAGCAATAAGACATTTCCACAAGGTTAAATATCATTATGGCACACAAAAAATTATACAAAGAAGTCACAGTTACATCTGCTCAAACAGCCAAGACACCTGCTACACAAAGAATGTACAGAGGGTTGAGTACAGTGAATCCAGACAACACCACATTCAGTTTAAATGATATAGGATTAATCAAACAGGATTTATTGAATCATTTCCATATATCACAAGGTGAGAAACTTGAAAATCCAGAGTTTGGCACAATCATATGGGACATAATACACGATCCTTTAACACCGGATCTAGAAGAAGCAATTAAAGAGGATATCATCAAAATAATCGACACTGATCCCAGAATAACAGCGGACACAGTGATTGTAACACCATTTGAATCGGGGTTACAGATAGAAGTTGAACTAACATACATCAAATATAATGTGTCAGAAAAATTAAGATTGACATTTGACGAAAATAATGGGTTACTGAATTAAGTGCTCTGTTTATGCAAACAAATAAATAATATTATAACAAAGGAAACCAATGTCATCCACAGATAGACAAAACAGATTATTGCTGGCAGAAGACTGGAAAAGAGTATATCAGTCTTACAAAAATGCGGAATTCAAAAGTTACGATTTTGATACCATTCGCAGAACAATGATCCAGTACATCAGACAGAATTATCCAGAAGATTTCAACGATTATATTGAATCATCTGAGTACTTGGCACTGATAGATTTGATTTCATATCTAGGACAAAATTTGGCTTTCAGAACAGACTTGAATGCCAGAGAGAATTTTCTAGAAACAGCAGACAGACGAGATTCGATATTAAGATTAGCAAGATTAATCAGTTACAATCCAACAAGAAATCAATGTGCAAATGGCTTGATGAAAGTTGTAAGTGTCAGCACAACTGAAAATGTTGTGGACAGTAATAATTTAAATTTAAGCGGACAAACAGTCAGTTGGAATGATGCCGGCAACACAAACTGGAATGAACAATTTACAAAAGTGTTAAATGCTTCATTGGCAGAAAATGAAAAATTTGGCAATCCAGTAAAATTAGAAAACATAGATTCAATCCCAACCAGCCAATACAGAATCAATGCCAACAGCACAGAAGTGCCTGTGTATGCTTTTAACAAAACAGCAAATGGACAAAATTTACCATTTGAAGTTGTTTCAACTTCTTTCGACAATGGTTCTATTGTAGAAGAAACACCACTAACAGGAAGAAAATTCAGTGTGCTTCACAGAGATGATGGCAAAGGAAATGCAAGTAACAACACAGGATTTTTTGCACACTTTAGACAAGGTGTACTTGACAATGGTGACTTCACAATCGATGTACCATCAAACAATCAATCAGTTGCAATTGAATCCAGCAATGTAAACAACACAGATGTTTGGTTATATCAATTGGACACTGACACAGGATTAGAAAGTACAGAATGGACAAAAGTTGATGCTGTAACGGGTAACAATGTTATATACAATTCAACAGCAAAAGATTTAAGAAATATTTACACAGTGTTGAGTGACGCAGATGATTCAATCAGTCTTAAATTTGCAGATGGAATATTTGGAAATTTACCGCAAGGTAATTTTAAAGTATACTACAGAAGAAGTAAAAATCAAAATATTAGAATTACTCCTGCTGATATGCAAAACATTCAAGTGGATGTACAGTATGTTTCATCAAACAATCAAATAGAAGTTTTAACATTAACATTTGGATTGCAATACACAATAGATAATGCAACAACATCTGAAACCAACAACTCCATCAGATTAAATGCTCCAGCAACATACTACACACAAAACAGAATGATCACCGGTGAAGATTATCAAATTGCACCACTAGGAACTAATCAAGAAATTATTAAAGTAAAAGCAACAAATAGAACTTCAAGCGGAATATCAAGATATTATGATTTAATAGATGCCACAGGAAAATACAGCAACACAAATGTGTTTGGTGCTGATGGCATAATATACAAAGAAGAAACTGAAAATGTTGACTCGTTTAGTTTTTCAACACAAACAGACATTGAAGGCGTAATTATAAATCAATTAGAACCGTTGTTATCTAAAAATCAAACTAGAAACTACTACATAGAAAAATTTTCTAAAATATTACTAACTGATTTAATTCCAGTTTGGCAACAAGTTACAACTGCTACAAATGAATCCACAGGTAAATTATTAGATGCTGTGAACGTCTTAGATTATCAAGTTGGCACATACACAGCAAGTCAGTTGAAATATATCGAACCAGGTGCTATGATTAAATTTATTGCACCAACAGGCAAGCATTTTATGGAAGACAATTCATTAATGAGTGGAGCCGCAGATCATCCAGGATCAAAAGAATACATTTGGACATCAGTTGTTAGTGTGTACAATGATGGCACAACCAATACCACAGCAGGAGCAGGAGCAATTAAATTCAACGATGTTATTCCTACAGGTGCTATTGTTAGTGAAATATTACCTAAATTTGCAAAACAATTTTCTGATGATGTTAAAACAGTTATTATTGACCAGGCTTTTGCTTATAACAATTTTGGAATACGTTATGACGTACAAACAAGAAAATGGATGGTTGTTGATGAAAACAATTTAAATGTGTATGGAGATTTCAGCATTGGTAAAACAGGCGATGAATCAAATCAGCAACTAGATTCAAGTTGGTTAATCAAATGTATCAACAACGGTGCTACTTACACAATCTCGTACAGAGGTTTAAGATATGTGTTTGAAAGCAAAAAAGAAGTAAGATTCTTTTATGACAGTGCTGATAGAAATTTCAATGCCAAAACAGGAACAACACTTCAAGACAAAGTGAGTGTGATGTCAGTGAATACAAAACCAGACAGTAACAATGCGTTCAACAACGATATCAATTTTGCTGTGTCTACTGAGTACAGATCTTTAAGCGGATATGTAGACAGTGCTAAAATAGAACTTACTCAATTTGATTCTGATCAAGATGGCATCGTGGACAATCCAAATGCTTTTGATCTTGTGGTTGATCCTGCTACTAATCCAACTACAAAATATGTTTTCCAAAAATTAATAAATGATAGCGATGGAACACAACAGTATCAATACGTTAGTGCAGGCACAGAAAACATTTATGTTAGACAAACATCGGTGGGTACTATTGGAGATTATCCAAACAATTCAATTGTGTACTTGATAGACAGCAACAGTTTTAAACAGGTTAACACAACAACCAACACCACTGCAACTGTAACAAATTATGTTGCACACATTGGAAGAGACGGTGTTAAGTTTCAATACGTTCACACAGTGGACGGTAACACAAGATTAGATCCCAGTTCATCTAACATAATGGATATGTATATTTTAACAAGAACATATGATATCAATTTTAGATTATGGTTAGCAGGAGCAACAGCAACTAAACCACTATTACCCAGCAGTGATTCGTTGTACACAAACTTTAATACACCGTTAGCAAAAATTAAATCAATCAGTGACACAATTGTGTATCATCCGGTAAAATACAAAATATTATTTGGATCACAATCCGACACAAGTTTACAAGCAACATTTAAAATTGTTAAAAATTCCAGTCAAGTTACTAATGATAGTGATATTAAAAGTCGAGTTATCACAGCAATAAATCAATTCTTTGCTTTAGAAAATTGGGAATTTGGTGATACATTTTATTTCTCAGAATTAAGCACATATGTGATGAACGAATTAGCACCAGACATAGCAACATTTGTTATTGTGCCTAAAGAAGGTTCAAAAGCATTTGGAAGTCTGTTTGAAATTAAATCAGAAAATGATGAAATTTTTATTAGTGGCGCAAAAGTTTCTGATGTTGAAATAATAGATGCTGTAACAGCCTCTAAACTTAAAGCAGACGGAAACATCGCAACAAGTTCATCAACAGTTAGCACATTAAGTGGAACATTACCTACCAGCTCAGGAGGCTCTAGTGGGGGAAGTGGATATTAATGGCATACGACAACAATCAAAAAGACTTCAGTTTGCCTGCAGGCAAGGATGACGGTAAAAGAGAATCTTCAGAATTTTTACCTAAGTATTTTAGAACTCCAGTCAACAACAAATTTTTACACAGCACAGTTGACCAACTAATATCTCAAGGAACATTAGAAAAATTAAATGCTTACTATGGACGTAAGATTACAGATGCCTACAAAGCATCTGATTTGTATGTGCCTGAAGTAACTGCTGATAGAGAAAATTACAAATTTGAACCCAGCATAGTGCAACAAGACGATTTAGGTAATGTAAACTTTTATTCAGACTACATAGACTTTGTTAATCAAATACAAAATTTAAATGGTGATGTTTCTGATCACAGTGTTCTTAATGCTCAAGAATATTATGCTTGGTCACCAAGAATCGATTGGGACAAATTTGTAAATTACAGAGAATATTTTTGGATGCCTTATGGTGCATCCACAGTTACAATATCGGGACAACAGCGAAATGTTATTAGCACATACTCAGTAACAAAGTCTGATCAATCAGACAACTATGCTTACATCTTTACGCCCAATGGGCTTACAGCAAACCCAACACTAAAATTATACAAAGGTCAAACATACAAGTTTGATATTGATGCAGAAGGATTGCCTTTTGTTATAAGAACACAAAGAATACTAGATGCTTCGTACAATGTTACTGATGGTATCGATGTGCAAAGTGTTGAAAAAGGAATTATAACTTTTGAAGTGAAAGAATCTGCACCAGAAAAACTATATTACGGAAGTGATAACGATATTAATGCTTGGGGATTGATCCAAATACACGACATTGAAGAAAATTCAACAATAGATATTGCTAATGAAGTATTAGGCAAAAAAAATTACACCACTGCTGATGGAGTAGCATTATCAAATGGTATGAAAATAAATTTTGCTGGCACAGTTACACCTGTGGAATATGCTGAAAAAGATTATTTTGTTGAAGGTGTGGGTGACGCAATTCAATTGATAAATGCACAAGAACTAGAAGTAAAGAGTGCTTTCACTGATGTAACACCAATTCCATTTGATTCAAAAAACTTTGACACTGTGGGATTTGGAACAGCCACATCGTATGCTGTTGATAAAGATTACATTGTTATAAACAGAGCATCTCCAGACAGAAATCCTTGGAGTAGATCCAATAGATGGATTCATAAATCTGTTATAGAAGAAAGTGCCAAAGCAAACGGACAAATTGCAAACATTGATCAAGCCACAAGAGCACGAAGACCTATCATTGAATTTGAAGCAGGCATCAAACTATATGATTTTGGTTTTAAAAAGAAAGAAAATATTGATCTTATAGACACAGTTACAACAGATGTAATGAGTGATGTTGAAGGATCTCAAGGTTTTTTCATTGACGGCATTGCATTAACAAATGGAATGAAGGTGTTGTTTACTGCTGATCCAGATCCTCTTGTTAAAGACAGAATATTTGAAGTTAAATTTATTAAGTTTACTGAAGGAACCACAGTTACGACTCAAATCAGTTTGGTTGAAAGTGCAAATGCTTCTCCATCACAAGGAGAAACTATTTTGGCCACTGACGGAAATGCGAATCAAGGAAAATGGTTTTATTACAATGGAACAACATGGAAATCAGCACAAGTAAAAAATAAAGTTAATCAAACTCCTTTGTTTGATTTGTTTGATAGCAATGGCGTAAGTTTCACTGACAGTATTGTGTATCCTAACAGTTCGTTTATGGGTAACAAAATATTCACTTATGTTGAAGGTACAGGCACAGTGGATACTGAATTAGGATTTGCATTAACTTATTCAAATGTAGAAAACATTGGAGATATTGTTTTTGATTTTGATTTATTAAACAAAAATTACACATATCAATCACAAAATATCAACGGAACTTTAACTTCTGAAACAGCATTTTTGAAAAAATACAATGCTAGTGGCAACTTTACAACAGTAAATGGTTGGACCAAAGCACCCACTGACAGTTTTCAAAAAGTTAATAGACAGTATGTTGCATCTAACAATCAGAAAAATGATTTTGCCATTGACGTTTACAAAAAGAGTGGCGATTTAAATGATCTAAACCTGAATGTATTTGTTAATAATGTTAAAAAAATTGAAAATACTGACTGGTCAATTTTAAGAATCAATAATGAAGCATATGTTAATTTCACTACTGATTTAACAGTTAATGATATAGTTGTAATTAGAACAAGCAGTGCAACACCTAAAAACAGTAATGGTCATTATGAATTTCCAACAAACTTACAATCCAACCCACTCAATGCAAAAACAACAAAATTCACAGTTGGGCAAGTAACTGATCATGTTAAATCGATTACTAATGAATTAAAAGACATTCAAGGTGTAACTCCGGGATTTAGCAATTTAAGAGACTTCCCAAATGCAACACAATACGGTAGAAAATTTTTACAACACAGTGGACCAATGGTGTTGGCTTCGTACTTGTTAAACAACAAAGATGTAAACTTAATTTCAGCAATCACTAGAAGTCAAAACGATTACTTTAAATTCAAAAGATCATTTATTAGTGCTATGGACGATTTAGGATTTGACGGAACTCCTAGTCAAGTGGTTGATAAAATTTTAATTAAACTCAACAGAGACAATAATAATTCATTACCGTATTTCCAAACAGACATGCTGGGTATTGGTGCATTCAAAACCACTAGACACACAGTTTTAGATATAGATAATAAATTTTTTGCACTGTCTAATGACTTTAATTTAACAGCATTATCAACTAAAGCAGTGTACGTGTATCACAACGATACACAGTTAGTGCATGGTGTTGATTATGTATTTGTTGACGGATTTGTTCAAGTTACGAAAACAGTTGCACTAGATGATATCATTGTGGTTAACGAGTTTGAAACAACTAACGGATCACACATTCCAGCAACACCAACCAAATTAGGACTATATCCAAAATACACTCCTAAAATTTATTCAGACACAACAGCAATTACTCCAGTGAACGTTATTCAAGGGCATGACGGAAGTATCATAGTTGCATTCAATGACTTTAGAGATGATGCTATATTGGAAATGGAGAGAAGAATTTTTAACAATATTAAAACAACATACGATGATGAATTGTTTGGTATTAAATCTTTTGTGCCAAGAGCATACAGCACAAATAAATTTACATTTGAATCAATTAATAAAACATTATTGGGCGATTTCAATGACTGGTTAACATTTACAGGCAACGAAGATTATACAGCAAACACTTATCACACACAAGAAAACAGTTTGACTTGGAATTACGGCAATATGGTTTCTCCTCAAAATGAAAACTTGTTAGGATTCTGGAGAGGTGTGTACACTCATGCTTACGACACCGACAGACCAAATATTGCTCCATGGGAAATGCTTGGATATTCTCAAGAACCTACATGGTGGGAAACTGTTTATGGTCCAGCACCGTACACAAAAGACAATTTAATTTTGTGGCAAGATTTAGAGAAAGGTATTGTAAGAGAACCTAATAAAAAAATTGTAATCAAAAACAAATACAAAAGACCCGGTTTAACAAACAATATCCCAGTGGACAGCGAAGGCAACATCAGAAGTCCGTATGATAGTGCATATGCTAGAGGACAAGTATTACAACTTACCAAAGACAAATTTAAGTTTGGTGATTATTCTCCTATAGAAAACACATGGAGAAGAAGTGTGCATTATCCGTTTGCACTTTTAAAAAGTTATATTTTACATCAACCAAACAAAGCAATAGGTATAGGATTAGACACAAATAAAATTACTAGAAATGCTAGTGGACAGATTGTGTACAATTCATCAACTGCTATAAGACCTACAGATATTATCTGGCCGAGCAGTGTTGATGACAGCACAGTAACATTGACTGCTGGATTATTAAACTATGTTTATGAAATAGTTGAAAATTCTCAAACAACAAACTATGCAGATTACAAAAAACAGTTTGCTGGATTACAAACACAAATAGGCTTTAAAGTAAGAGGATACAGCAACAAAGACAAATTTAAACTGTTATTAGACAGTAAAACTCCGTTAAATTCAACAACACTATTTGTACCAGAAGAAAACTATCAACTGATTTACAATGTGTCTACACCAGTAGAAATTTTGACCTACAGTGGATTAATTATTGAAAAGTTAGCAAGTGGCTTCAGTTTAAAAGGATATGATAAAAATGATCCTTACATTAGATACCATTCTCCATTTGAACAAACTAGTGATCCAGTAATAACAGTGGGAGGAATTAGTTCTTCATTTGTTAATTGGAGTGAAAACAAAAGATATGACAGTGGGTCTTATGTAAAATATGCAGACAATTTTTATGCTACTGATGAAACACATATTTCAACTGCAAACTTTGATGATTCAAAGTTTATCAAGTTAGTAGAATTACCATCTGAAGGCGGTGCATCTGCTGTTTTAAGAAAAACTTTTTTAATAGATACAGTTCAGTCTGTTGCATACGGAACAGTGTTTGATGATATTCAAACAGTTGTTGATGTGATACTGGGATATGAATCATATCTTAAAGCCAAAGGTTTTGAATTTGATCAATATGATCCAACAACACAATTGGTTGCTAACTGGCAATTAAGTGCTAAAGAATTTTTATTTTGGACAACACAAAACTGGGACGAAGGTGCAGTAATCAGTTTAAGTCCTGCCAGCAAAAAAATAGTTGTTACATCACAATATGCTACAACTGATAATGTTATAGAAAATTACTACTCTTATGGTGTGTTAAAAGAAGATGGTAATAAACTGGATAGAGTAAATTTACGAATTGTTAGGAAATCAAACACGTTTGAATTGTTCACAAAGAACACAATAAATGGAATATACTTTGCTAAAGTTCCACTTGTACAAAAAGAACATGTATGTTTAATAGATAACACAACATCATTTAACGATTTAATTTATGATCCAGCAAGTGGGTACAAGCAGGATAGAATTAAAATGTTAGGATATGTTACAGAATGGGATGGTAGTTTAAACATTCCAGGATTTGTGTTTGATGAAGCAAAAGTTGTACTTTGGGAACCTTACACCGATTACTCAATGAGTGATGTGGTAAAACATAAACAATTCTATTACACAGCAAACACAAAATTAAAAGGAACAACAGAATTTAATGATAACAATTGGCGTAAATTAGACAACAAACCAGAAAGCAGTTTGTTATCAAACCTTGATTATCAAACAAATCAATTTGCTGATTTCTATGATTTAGACACAGATAACTTTGATAGACAACAACAAAAACTTGCTCAACATTTAATTGGTTATCAACCTAGAGAATACCTAAGTAATATTATTAACGATGAAGTCAGCCAATATAAATTTTATCAAGGATATATTAAAGAAAAAGGAACAGCGAATGCTCTTACCAAATTGTTTGATGCACTAGCAAGTGCCGACAAAGAAAGTTTAGAATTTTTTGAAGAGTGGGCAATCCGTAAAGGACAATACGGAGCAGTGGACACCTTTGACGAAGTAGAATACAGTCTAGATGAAACTCAAGTTAGATTAAATCCTCAACCTATTTTACTAACAAATGATCAACCAGCAACAGCAACTGATTTGGTTTACAGAATACAATCGGGACAGACTTATCTAGCACCTAAAGATTATCAACACACACCATTTCCTGTGAAGTATGACAAAAACACATTTATCAAAACTGCAGGTCCTGTAAATCCGATAGATATTTCATTAACACTGGCACAGTATGATGACTTATTAACTTCAACAAGTGTAGCAACTCTAGATGAAGGACAGTATGTGTGGATTGGTAACAACAAAGGTATTTGGAGTGTTTTAAGATACAGCAACACAGATCAACAAATTGTGTCGATTATCAAAGACGGAAGTGTTATTTCAGTAAACACATTGAATAATCCAGACATAGCAGTTGGTGAAATATTTGTAGTAAATGCTAATGGTACAGATTATGTTTTCAAATCTACGTTTGTAGGAATAACATCAATTCAATGTGAAGACGTGGAAGGATTTGCTTCAATTGAATCTGCTGTAGGCTTTATTAAACGATTCACTGAATCAAGATTAAATTCTATAAATGACGTCAACACAAGAATAAATGATCAAGGTCTTAAAGATAATGAAAAATTTTGGATTAACGAATCAGATGACGGTAAATGGAAAATTGTTAACAATAAATTTGTGTTTAAAAAACACAATGAATTAAGTTCCACAAGCATATCAGGAGATCAAAGTTTTGGCACAGTGATAGCCGCAAACAAACAAAACTCAACAGTATTGGTCAGTCAACCATCAGATGAAGATGGAAAAATTTATGTATTCACAAGAGGTTCTGAGAGCGGATCATTAATATTAGTACAAATTATTGAAGCACCAACAACTGATCCATTGTTAACAAATATCGATCTGTTTGGACCAGACAGTAGTTTTGGTAAAGCAGTTGACATTTCTCCAGATGGAAATTTTGTAGTAATAGGTGCACCTGATGCCAGTAATTTAAAAACTGAGTACAAAGGAGTGTACAGTACAAGTTCTAATTACAATGTTGGAAACATAGTTCAGTACAAACAACAACTTTGGAGAGCAACCAATCAAGTGGAAGGTGCAATAGCACAGGATTTATTCTCAACATTTGATTCATCTGCTTTTTACAAAGAGAACGTGGGATTCCAAACAACAAGTTTATTGATAGGCGACAGTGTATTCCTAAATCAAACAACAGATCATATACTGGTAAGAGCATCCACAGAACAGTACACAGCAACTAAAATAGGTGACAGACTGATATTAGATTATGTTGATTTCAGTAGTGATTATCCAATAGACAGAAACAATTATGCTAAAGTGGCGAATCAACCTTTTAATGGAGTTGACTCTCCAACAATTAAAAACAATATTTTCAGCGGTGCTGATATGCCTATTCAAGAAAAGATTGACGAAATTTTAGAAGTATCAAACACATTAACAGATCCTGTTGTAGGAAATTTATTAAACACAGACACAGCACAAGGTACTGTGGTGTATGTGAGAAAAGTTGCCGCAAAATCTATAATATATCTTAAAGATGTGAGTGGTGTATTTGCTGAAAGCGGAAGTTTAACTTTGGATATATTGCCTATAGGAGTGTATTCAAGAGTGAATTCAGAAGACTACGATTACCTTGGTGGTTGGTGGAAAATAAACATAGGTGCTAATGTAACCACAAATGCAGGATCAGATGTTACAACCAACATTGTAATTCAAGACATAAAAGTATTAAATGAAGTTAGAGACACTAATAGATTTTTCAGTTCAATGGAACAACCTATTGCTCCAACGACACCTCAAGCACCATTGGTAAAAGCACAATTTGGAATTGGAACATATTATCAAGAGTATTACATTGACGCAGGATCAAACACATGGGTCACTAATCCAAGTCCTCAAGCAATTTTAAGCAATAAATGGTTTGTAAGAACAGGTTACGACATAGCTCATGACAGCACATTAAATTCCAGCAATTCAACCAACTACGTAAGTGTTTGGTTTAATAATGTTGATTCAGGCGCTTTTGATTTTGCCGGATTGAATATTGACAGTGACGACACAAATGGACTTAAAGAAGTAGTAGACATATGGGAAGGTTATGTTGATGTAGATTCACAGCCAGACAACAATGCAAATTATTATTTCCCATCAGCAGGAGTGCATCAAATATATGATCCTAACACTCAAGCACAGGCAGATGTTACGTTTGTTCAGTTTATAGGATTAGAAAAAATAAGAATTTACTTTAATAATTCAAACAACAAACAGTTCAGTTTAGGATCTAATGCCAGTGCACCATCAACTATCACTAGAATAGGCGGAGGTGTAAACAGAACTATAGGATCTATTGAACAAACAGTTCAATCAGGAAATGCAGACGGAGACATTTTAGTTTTCCAACATACATCATCTATTACAGCATCTGGAAATCCTGACTTCTACACAGTTAACGATATGGAGTACTGGATATGGGACGAATTTGAAAATGTACCAGGAATCAATCAAAGTGCTAACATACCAGGAAGCCAAAACAGAGATTGGGTCCAAACATACAATATTCCAATTGGGGAAGGTGTTCAGAGTGTTTACACCAATCAAGGTGCATTTTTAATTTACAAAAAGAACACAAAAGGTCTGTTCGAATACAATTCAGCATACACTGTGCCTGACACTCAAAGTGGTTTAAGGTTAGGAAGTAAAATTCAATTACGTGATGTTGGAAATGTTACAACAGCATTTATTGGTGCTGAAGGTAATGGAACTTCTAGTTTACCAGGAAAAATTTATTTTGTAGATTACAGTGCTACAAAAAATTGGCGTCTGGGTGTTGATCAATATTATATGGGCGTGTTTGATGATCAAACTGATTACCTAAAAGATGAATTAGTTGTGTTTAGCAATCAGTTATACAAAGCAAAAACAAACATCAGTGCAAATTCTTGGCAATTAAGTTTATGGGATTTACAAGATACACACACAGACTTTTTAGGATATGTACCTAATGACAGTGGTATTGAATTACAAGGTGATTCAACTCTAAATCAAAACAACTTGATTAAATTTGCAAACACATTTGACGTTGATACAAATGGTATTAACATTGTGTTAACCAACAAGTACAGCGATGATGGTCAAAATGTTGTTGTGTACAGACAAAGCGACGGACACTATTCATACAAACAAACAATAACACCTGCAGATGATTCTGCTCCAATAATTGACTTTGGTTCAGATATAAGCATATCAGGAGACGGTGAGTTGATCGCTGTTGGAAGTCCGTTGAAAGATGTTGTTGACATAGACATGGGATCAGTATATGTTTACAAAAAAGTTAACAACGATTCTGGACAGTACACATTAAATCAAACACTAGTAAGTCCAAGCAAAGAAACTTCGGAACAATTTGGAAATACTCTGTCGTTTAGTGGAGATGTACTAGCAGTAACGTCATTAAAAGGCGATCAACAATTATCGACACTTATTGATAATGGACAAACAGTATTTGATGGTACAATGACCAAATTTGTTGAAATACAATCAGATGTGGGTTCAATTCATCTGTATCAAAAATTTGAAAACACATTACTATATGGTGAAAAATTCACTTACATCAACGACACTTTAGAACAATTTGGAACGAACTTGTTGGTCAACAACAATCACGTTTATGTTGGACTGCCTAAACTACAATTAGCCAACAGTCAAATGGGCACATTGGTAGACTTTAGAAAATCACCTACGGAATTCAATTGGACTAGTATACATCAAAGCAGTGAAGGGATCGATCAACCAGACTTATCAAAAATACAAGGAGTTTTCCTTTACAGTAAATCGACAAACAAATTATTAACAACATTAGATTACGTTGATCCAATATTTGGAAAAATTCCTGGACCAGCAGAATCTGAAATTTCATACAAAACAAATTATGACCCGGCTGTGTACAACAGTTCTACAGCAGTAGGAACAATGGATACAACCAATCACTGGGATGATACTCAGGTAGGAAAATTATGGTGGAACATCAGCAAAGCAACATATTATTATCCATATCAAAGCAACATAATTTTTAATAATTCATATTGGAATAAATTATTTGTAGGTGCTAGTATTGATGTACACGAATGGATCAATTCACCTTACACTCCTACACAATATAATACTATTAGTCAATCTAATGAAGGAAGTGCATTAGGCATTACAGGAACAGTTGAAAATACAACAGACTTTGTAATTAAAAAAGTTTATGATAAAATTGCTGGAGTGTTATCTAATAGATATTTTTATTGGGTTAAGAGCAAAACAACAACACCAGAAATAGAAACAAGAACATTAAGCGCCAATGCTGTTGAAAACTTAATTAAAGATCCAAGAGCTCAAGGTTACAAATATGTAACAGTGTTTGGCAAAAATAAATTTGCTCTTGTAAACTGTGATTCATTTATTCAAGGTAATGACACAATTATTAGTTTCAGATTGAACACGATTGCTAGTAAAAATAATGTTCATAAAGAATATGCTTTACTAACACAAGGTTCTGCTACAAGTATACTGCCTAAAGACATAGAAACAGTGTGGTTTGACAGTTTAATTGGATATGATTCAAAATCTAATCCTGTACCAGACCCTAATTTAAGTGACAAATTAAAATATGGTACATTACAAACTCCAAGACAGAGTTGGTTTGCTAATAAACAAGAAGCACTTAAACAAACAATTGAAAGAGTTAATACTTCTTTAAAAACAAAACTGGTTGTTGATGAAATTGACATCAGTAATTTAATAAAATCAGATCCAGCACCAACTATTAACACAGGAGTATTTGACACAACTGTTGACACTGAAAATGAATTAAATTTTGTAGGAGTAGGATCAGTTAAACCTGCATCATTAAACATCACAGTTACAAACGGAAAAATTTCTAATGTTGTAATAACAGATGCTGGTAAAGGTTACAAATCAATACCAACGTACAAAATAAAAAGCATTACAGGTGAAGGTGCTGTGATAGGTTTAACAATCGATGTTAATGGATCGATCAACAGTGCTAAAATTTTACAAGCAGGTAGTAATTACAAAGAAGATGCAACAATAAAAGTAAGAACATTTAGTGCGTTAGTCACTGCTGACAGTACAGTAGATGGAAAATGGGCAATATATGATTACAACAGTGGCGATGGTTGGCAGAAAACAAAAATACAAGCATTCAATGTAAATCTGTATTGGAGTTATGCTGATTGGTATGAAACAGATTACAGTCAAATTACTGCTATTGATCATTTGATATCACAAAGTTATGAAATAAATGCATTAGATGACAGTATAGGACAAATTATAAAAATTGAAACTATTGGATCTGGTGGTTGGTTACTGTTGAAAAAAATTGATGACCAAATAGATGTTGATTACACGGTGAACTATCAAACAGTGGGAAGACAAAATGGAACAATTCAATTTTCGGATAACTTGTATGCGTACAGTGGCAACATAGGTTTTGATTCAAACAGTTTCGATGTTCAACTGTATGACAGACAACCAATCGAGGAAACACGTGTAATATTAGAGACAATCAGAGACAAAATATTTGTAGAAGAATTAGCAATAGAGTATAATAAAATGTACTTTGCTGGTATTCAGTATGCTTTATCAGAAAACAAATTGAATGATTTTGTGTTTAAAACAAGTTTTATTAAGGCTCAACACAATGTTGGACAATTAGAACAGAAAATTACATTTAAAAATGATAATCTATCAAATTACGAAGATTATGTACAAGAAATTAAACCATATAAATCTAAGATTAGAGAATATGTCAGTTCGTATGAGAAAACAGAACTAACAAACTCTGTAATAACTGATTTTGATTATGCACCAAAATATATCAATGGTGTAATAACTCCATCTAAGGTCACAATCAACAACGATCAGTTGGTGGGTGCAGACAACATCACTACATATCCAGATAAAAATTGGAAAGACAACATAGGTTACAAAATCACAGCAATCAATATTGCCAATGGTGGAACTGCTTATACTAATCCTCCTGCTGTTGAAATTACAGGTGGTGGCGGAACTGGTGCAACTGGTACAGCATATATTAAAAATGGTGTGGTATACAGAATAAATGTTACAAACAGTGGATCAGGATATATTTCTTCTCCAACAGTAACATTAAGTGGTTCAACAACAGGTACTCTAGCCAAAGCAAGTGCTGTGTTGGGTGAAAGTTTACCTCGTACAACTCACATTGGAATAAAATTTGACAGAAACACAGGTGATACGTTCGTTACCAGTTTACAAAGAACAGAAACATTCACAGGTAACAACAGTCAATTGAAATTTAAATTAAAATGGCCAATGGATCTACGCACAAACACAATTACTGTTCTTGTAGCAGGCAAAAAACAATTGAAAAGCACATTTGTATACAAAAATGAAACAGACACAACAAAAACATATACAAGACAAACAGGATATATTCAATTTGTTTTACCGCCAGTAAATTTATCTACAATTTCAATTAGTTACAAAATAAATGAAGATGTGTTAAACACTGCCGATAGGTTTGCATTGTATCAACCAACATCAGGAATGCCTGGAAAAGAATTAGCACAGGTGATTGATGGTATAGATTACGGTGGAGTTGAAGTGAGAAGTATTGGATTTGAAAATAATTCAGGTTGGGGCAATGAACCTTATCTGCAAGGCGAATGGGACACATTTGATGAAAGTTATGAAGATGAAGTATTCTATCTAGATGGTAGTACATTAACATTGAATCTAGCAAACACTCTAACATCAGGTATTGAATATCACATTTATCAAAATGGTCAAAGAGTGGATGATCCTGCATTTGATATTGGTGCACCTACAAATATTTTAGCACAAATGAATTCACTACAAGGTGACGGATCTACAAAAACTGTTGATATCAGTATGTTAGAAACAGATAATGGTGATACAATTATTGTAAGAAAATCTACCAGTGATGGAGCATTTTTACCAGATCCAACCATAGTTGATACTTTAATTAAAGGTGGAGATTTGGCATACTCAACAGCACAAGGTATAAATGCAGAAGACATAAATGTTGATGGTGACGGATTTGTAACAGAAACTTCTGCTAAAGGTCCTGAAGAATTTGTACCTGGTCAAGTTTTAGATACTTTAGATATTCAAGTGTATGATAGAGGTCAGAGTTCGGGTAGTAAAATTAACAGTTACAATTATATTGGTGACGGTGCAACAACTGAATTTAACTTTGTGGACTCACCACAAAGTAACACAGCAATATTTTTAAGTGTTAACAATATTTTGTACAACACAAATCAATTCACAATTAATTACCAAGACAAATACATCAACCTGAATCAAACACCAGCACTGGGTGATAAGATTAACTTTATCACAATGGGTAACAATGGAGAGTCTATACTTGACGTTGATGCATTCACAGGTGACGGAAGTACAGTTGAATATGTAACTAGAGCAAAATTCAAAGCAGGAAATATACAAACCTTTGTAAAAGTAAATGGCGAAGATGCTACATATTCTGTAATTGAAACAGATTCTTCTTATGCTGTTCCTAACAGAGTGGCAATTAGATTTAATTCCGCTCCCACATCAGACAGTTATATCAACATAGTGGTGTATGAGAGTGCTTCACAATCTTTCAGCGAAGTTACTCAAGACACTTTTACAGGTGACGGAAGTACAGCAACATATCAAATGAATCAAACACCTTTCACACAAACACCTTTCACAAACAATGTGATTGTGAAAGTTAACAATGATGTTTTAAGAAGTGGATTCCACAGAAAATTTACTGTGAGTGTATTAAGAGAATATGAATTTAAAAATTGGCAAGTATTACCAGGCACAATTAATGCTTCAGAGGTTAGAGCATACCTAAATAAAGTTGAACTTACGTCCAGTCAATACAGATGGAATCCAGGTAATTCGAGTATTACATTAACTGGCGGTGTGGGTGTTGCAGATGATACGTTGGATGTGTATATTGAAAACGGAGAATACAGTGTGAACGACAGTGGACTGATTACATTTACAACTGCTCCAACAGATTTAAGCACAATCACTGTTTACCAATTTAGTAAACACGATGTGCAAGACATTGACAGAACACAATATGATGTTGTGGCAAAATTAACAGTCACAGTTAACACAGATGATTATTATCAATACAATCAATTAACAAATGGTGTTGTAAAACTAAACAGACCGGCTGTTGATGCTCAATATGTTTGGGTGTGTTTAAATGGCGAATGGTTAGCACCTAGTGTGGACTACACAGTGTCTAACAATCAAATGTATTTAAAAATTAACAGAACGTTGTCGCAGAATGACGAAATAGATGTGATTCATTTCACTGCTCCAAGTTTTGTAGGCAAGTTTGCTTACAGACAATTTAAAGATATCATGAACAGAACTCACTTCAAACGTATCGGTGATGACAAACAGTACACGTTGGCACAAAATTTATTATGGAATGATCAAAAAATTGTGCTGATAGACGGTGTTGGAATCACAGAACCTAGTGTGGCTTCACAACTGCCGGGTATTGTCTTCATAGATGGCGAAAGAATTGAGTACTACAAAAAAGATGGTAACACTCTAGAACAACTAAGACGTGGAACATTTGGTACTGGTATAGCAGAAGTGCATCATGCCAACACTGATGTGTACGATCAGAGTGCTTTCCAAAATGTACCATACCAAGATTCTTTCATATCTGAAACATATACAGGTGCAGATGTAGTAAACAACACTCTTAACATAGGTTTTACACCAGCATCAGTTAACCAATTCGAACTATTTGTGGGTGGTAAGAGAATGAGAAAAAATAGTATCAGTGTATATGATCCTGCATTAGGGCAAGACAGCCCAGAAGCAGATAGCACAGTGCCTGCAGACTTTAGTGTATCAGGTACAACTGCTGTAATCACTTTCACTAACACACCAGCCGAAAATGCCCAAATTTTGCTGGTAAGAAAACAAGGTAAAATATGGCAAACAGGAGCAGATCCACTGAGTCAGACGGAAAATGACATCGCAAGATTCATACGTCAAAAGGAAGTGGCTGTGCCGCAATAAATACAATGGTAGAACGGAGTAAAAATGAGCAAAATTAAAGAGAACAGTGGTGTACTAATACAAGGACACATCAAAATACATGATCCTGAATCAGACAAGATTTTCGTTGATAAACGCAATGCAATTCATTATGAGAATATGAGTGTTGCTTTGGCAGAAAGTGTTGCTAATCAGGGGCAAGGATTCATAAATTCAATGTCGTTTGGAAACGGTGGAACAAGTGTTGACCCAACAGGTATCATCACATATCTTACTCCAAACAGTACAGGTACAAATGCTACACTGTACAACCAAACATACACAAAAATTGTTGACGACAGATCAGTTTCAAACCTAGATCCACAAAGAAACAAAATAGAAACAAGACATATCAATGGAACAAATTACACAGACGTTGTTGTAACTTGTTTGTTAGACTATGGTGAACCAAATGGACAAGATGCTGTTGACACTGCAAGTGTTTCAGACAGTTTATATGTGTTTGATGAACTAGGATTAGTAAGTTATTCACCCAACGGTACAGGCAAATTACTAACACACGTAATTTTTCATCCAGTACAAAAAAGTTTAAACAGATTGATTCAGATTGATTACACAGTTAGAGTTCAAAGTTTAACAGGGTTTAACGAAGGATAATAAATGGCATACAATATAAGTTTTACCGATGCTATAAACAAAGGTACTATCACTATAGAAGATAACACTGTAAACAATCAGACCAGTGTTAATTTTCCAGGAAAAAATACTACTTCTTACGGAACAGTTATATCGGAAAACTTTTTACAATTACTAGAAAATTTTGCTAACAGCACAGCACCATTAAGACCTATTGAAGGACAACTTTGGTTTGATAACGCCGCAGGTGTAAATCAACTTAAAGTGTATGATGGAGCAAATTGGGTAGCATCAGGTGGATTGAAAAAAGCAATCAACCAACCAAGTGCATCTGAAAGTATTTCAGGAGATTTATGGGTAGACACAAATGCTCAACAATTATATTTGTTCACTGGTTCGGGTTGGATTTTAATTGGTCCGCAATACAGTCAAGGACTGACAACAGGTGCAACTCCTATATCAGTAACAGGCACAGACGATTTATCATACAGCATTGTGAAACTTGAAGTTGAAGCACAAACAGTTGCCATTATTTCAAAAAATTCATTCACGCCTAAAATTACTATTCCAGGATTTTCACAACTAAATCCAGGAGTAAATCTAAGTGCAACAAACTTTGGTGCAGACGTAAACAAATTATATGGTACATCTGAAAAAGCAGAATCATTAGTGGTTGGTAACACCACAGTTGCCGCAGGAAATTTTTTAAGATCAGACACAACGTCATTAACTGACTTTCCTATTAAAATTAAAACAGACCAAGGTATAGAAGTTGGTGCCGCCGGAACATTCAAAATGTTTGTGGAAAATCAAGCAGGCATAATTCAATTAGGAACACAAGACGAAGAAATAGACTTTAGACTAAACAGTGGCGGTTCAGTATCAACAGTGATGAGAATAAGTTCACAACAACAAGTTGGTATTAACAACACAAATCCAAATGAAGCATTAGATGTTACAGGAAATATTTTATCATCAGGCACAATAGTGTCAAACAGCACGTCACCATCAATCAATATAAGTTCAGGAGCAATTGTTTCTAAAGGTGGGTTGGGTGTGGCTCTCAGTGCAAACATAGGTGGATCAGGAACGTTTGCTGGTGATATCACAGCACAATCAGTTTTACCTTCTCAAAATTTAACTTACAACATTGGATCAACCACAAACAGATACAACACAGTTTACGCCAACCAAATACAAGCAGGCAGTGTTGTAACCAGCAGTATCACAGGAAATGCCACAAGTGCCACTTCTGCTGATAAACTTGCTCAAGCAACAACATTTAGATTGGCAGGTGATGTTACAGCAGTAGATGTTTCGTTTGACGGACAAACTGGTGGAACAACAAAAACTTTTACAACAAGTATAAGCAATTCATTCATAGGTAACCAAACATTAACAACTACCAGCAATGTTGGAGATGAAGTTATCATTAACAGAACATCAGGCACAACAGGAATTTACAAAACAACTGTTGGAGCAATCACTAACGCAATACCAACACCACCAGTAGCATCAATGATGCCTTATGCTGGAGCAACTGCTCCTACAAATTGGTTGTTTTGTGATGGTGCTGAATTACAAAGATCAGTTTATAATCAATTGTTTCAAACAATAGGAACTCAATATGGAACTCCAAGCAGTTCAGCAACATTTAAATTGCCAGACATGCGTGGTAGATTCCCACTAGGTAAAGACAACATGAGCAATCCTGGATTGGGACAAGGATCAGCAGACAGAGTGACATCGCCGGTAGCAGACGGATTAGGTTTAGGTGCTGGTAATGAAACAAAAACTATTGCAAAAGAAAATCTTCCAAATCACGAACACGATTTAAAAGCAGACAATGGAGATCAATTCTTTGCAGGTAGAAACATTGCAGGTGCTTCTACAGATCCAGAAGTAACCACAACAAGCGGACCAGATTTATCAAATGCCAACGGTGCTCAACAATTACCAAACTCAGGTGGCATAGACGGAACAATAGGACAAGCAATGGATGTGATGAATCCATACTTAACATTAAACTACATCATTTATACTGGAGGAGCATAATGAGTTATAGGTTGAATAAAACTGACGGCAGTTTACTTGTAGATTTAGTTGACGGTCAATTAGATACCACTTCCAGTGATCTTACACTGATAGGAAGAAACTATTCAGGTTTTGGTGAAGTATTAAATGAAAACTTTATACAATTATTAGAAAACTTTTCTAATACATCTGCTCCTATCAATCCTATCAGAGGACAACTTTGGTTTGACACAGCAGAGAATAGATTAAAAGTTTATAACGGATCATCATTTACATCATCGGGCGGAACAACAGTTGCAGAGACACAACCTAACATGGTTGCAGGTGATCTTTGGATTAACAGTGTAACAAGTCAACTGTATTTTTATGATGGCACAAGATTACAACTAGTAGGTCCTGATTATTCAACAGCACAAGGAACATCAGGTCATCAAGTAGCAAGTGTGCTTGACACACAAAATATTACACAAACAGTGATTAAAATGTTTGTAGGTGGTAACATTGTTGGCGTTCATTCAAATTCAAACTTTACACCAACGGTAGCATCTAGAATCGCTGAATTAGTCACTGTTGCTAATCCAACAGGAACAATAGTAAAAGGTTTTAACACAGTAGGTACAGATTACAAATACAAAGGCACAGCCACAATTGCTGAGTCATTAGTGGACGGCAATGGTGTTGTTCGTACAGCAGATCAATATTTGGTTTCAGACAGTGATGACACAACCACAGGTGCTCTTACAATTCAAAACAATGCAGGTTTAACTGTTGGTCTAAATCAGAACACAAAACTACAATTCACTAACAATGCATTCACAATAGCAAACCAACTATCAAATCAAGATGTAGAAATCAAAGTACGAACACCGGCTGAAGTTTCAGCATTCAAAATAGATACTTCTGCTTCAGCAGTAGGGATTTATAAAGCATCTCCAACAGCAACTTTGCATGTAGGTGGAAATGCAATCATAGATGGAAACTTAACCATAGGCGGAACACAAACAGCAGTTGACACAGTAACTTTAAGAGTTGAAGACAAAAACATAGAATTAAATCTTTCCAGTACAGGTGCAACAACTAACGATGCTGGAGCAAATGGTGGTGGAATAACTTTAAAATCTACAGACGGTGATAAAACATTTGCCTGGGCAGACGGCATAGATGCTTGGACAAGTTCGGAATGGCTTGATTTTGCTGTTGGCAGAGGATTAAAAATAAACACAAACACTGTGTTAACAGAAACTGCCTTAGGTGGTTCGGTTTTAGGATCATCATTAACATCTTTGGGAACTTTAGTAGAATTAAATGTAGATGATGTTAATATTAATGGATCAACAATTACCAGTCAAAATACAGAGTCATTAAAATTAAGTTCAGACACAGCGGCTATAGAAGTTTTAAGTAACAAAAGAATTACAGGTGTTGGGACTCCAGTTAATGCTTCGGATGTAGCAACAAAAGAATACACAGATGGATCTGCAATTATTAGTTTACAACTAGATGTTTCAGGATTTACACAAAACGCAGTGGGAAACAACTATCTTAACACAAGAGAAGTATTAGAAACATTATATCCTGTTGCAGGATACGGAAGCGGTTCTGCAGAACCACCATTAGGTATATTTGTTAACAGTGTGATACCTGCAAGAAGCGACGGTGCTTTGGCAAGAGTGTTAACAGTTGATTATGGTGTAGGTGGAGGATTCACAATACCAACAATTGATTTTTCAACTTTGAAAAATTATGCTCAAGTGGATCAAACTGTTACTGTACAACAAAGAACTATTTCAAGTGTTCAATTTGGTGCACAAAACCCAAGTTTAGGAACAACAACCAAAATTACCACAACTGCTTCGCACTATTATGAAGGTGCTCAAACAGTTGTGATCACAGGCACAACTGTGGTGAACGGTGTGTCAGCAAACATCGACGGCAATTACACAATACAGGCGGCAGAATTTCCAGCAGAATCTCCAAACTTTGTGAGTTTCACAATCAATTTGGATACTTCAGCGGCAGGGTGGGGCAGTGCTACTTGTACAGTTGGTACAGTAGAAAGAACTCCAGTTGTAGGTGCCGCAAACAAACAGGTGTTAGAAGAGCTATCTAATGCATCAAACGTAACAGGATCGATCACTTTTGCTCCCACAAGAAAATTATTACAATTTGGTGTTAATGGCGGTGCGTGGACATTTGATAGAGAAATAACACTAACATTAACTTCGTAGGAACGATAAATATAAGAAACAAAGGGTATTATGGCATATATTGTTAACAAATTTGATGGAACACTGATAGCAACTGTAGAAGACGGTACTATTGACAACACAACTAATCTACGTTTTATAGGTAAAAATTATGCTGGATACGGCGAAATCCAAAATGAAAACTTTTTACACCTATTAGAAAACTTTGCTAGTGGTAGTCAACCAAGTCGTCCTATGGGTGGACAAATATGGTTTGATACATCTTTAAGTAAATTAAAGTTTTATGATGGAACAAAATTCAGAACAACAGGCGGTGCTGAAGTCAGTGCCACTGCACCAGTAGGATTAACCACTGGTGATTTTTGGTGGGACACAGCAAACAGTCAATTGTATGCGTGGGACGGAACAAGTTTTGTTCTTGTAGGTCCACAAGGTACAGGTAGCACAGTTACTCAATTTGTTTCAAGACAGATTAGAGATAATTTAAATGCCAACCAACTCATTATTGAAGGTAAAATTAATAATGATACTGTGATGTTATTCAGTTCAGCAGAATTCACAATAGATCCAACAGATCCAACTAACACAATTACTGGATTCGATGTTGTTAAAAAAGGTATTACGTTAGTAAACACACAGTCAACGACAAATGGTGTTACATCTACAGATCATAGATATTGGGGTACTTCATCCAACTCAGATAGATTGGGTGGATTTTTAGCCTCAGATTTTATTAGATCAGGTGCAAGTGCTTTTTCTAGTATTGTAAGATTTGGTGATGTAGGATTTACTGTTGGAGATTCAAATGATTTAAAAGTTTCAATAGAGAATGGTACAGAAGGATCTATTGCCAATGAAATAGGCAGTAAAATTTCTTTAAAAGTTAATGATAGTGGTACTGTTAATGAAATCGCTTTTGTAAATGCAGACGGTATTCTTCCAGGTACTGGTAATAAAAATTTAGGAATAGTAACAGACAAGTGGTACGAAGTACATGCAAACTATTTTAAAGGGTTGGCAGACAGTGCTTCAGGTATAGACTTTGGTGCAACAACATATTTAGGTTCTACAAATGCTGTAAACAACACCACAGCATTGAGAGATGCATCAGGAGAAATTACAGCCAGTGTGTTCAATGGTAGAGCAACACAGGCTTCTTATGCTGACTTGGCTGAGATTTACTCAACAGATAAAGAATACGAAGTTGGAACAGTAATGGCAATTGGCGGTGACGCAGAAACAACAGCATTCTTTGATGGTGGTCCATTTGGTGGCAATGTGTTTGGAGTTATATCAGGCAATCCTGGTTTCTTAATGAACAAAGACGCTGAAGGACAAGCAATTGCTTTTGTTGGACGTGTGCCAGTTAAAGTTACAGGTGCAGTTGAAAAAGGTGAAAAAATTTATGCGGCAGATTTAGGTTTAGGTACTACAACCAAAAAAGGACAATTGGTTGGTTTTGCATTAGAATCAAATTCAGATACATCCACAAAACTGGTTGAGGTAGCACTACGCCTAATAAATAGTTAGTAGGAATAAAAATAAATGGCTTTAGTAACAGCAAATAGATTCAACACTTTAAGACAACAGATAGATAATGTGTTAGGAAATGGTTCAGGTGACACTGGTTATGGACAAACACTTACAACTCAGTCTGTGCAAGTTGGCGATTTGATCAACGCAACAAACATCAATAACTCATACGAAGATTTAAGAAAAGCATACAAACACCAAACTGGTGGCAATCCATCAACAAATGTAATTCAAGCAGTCAATCAAGGTGACTTGATCAAAGAAAATGATGGTGTTAGTTACACAGGTTGGGATCAATACGAAGCATTAGCGACAACAATCAGCACAAATAGATTAACAGTTGATTCAACGCAACAAGTTGTTGCAACTGCTTTATCTAACACAAGAGGTTCATGGAATGGAACAATTACTCTTATTGTGAACGTAAATTTTACATCTGCAGACGCTAGAAGATATTATTTTAACTCAGGTGGATATATTCAAATTTCATCCAGCACATCAGATTCTAGTTCAAAAGGTAGTTCTTGGAATTCAGTAATGGGCGGAAATCTTAAATTTAGTGCTCATGGAACAACGCATACAGGAAACGGTACAGTGGATGGATCATCAGTAGGAAATTTTGAATTAACAGGATCCTCACAAAGACTATTATCAAACTTTGATGCAGGTGGTGGAGCATATGCTCAAAACGATTATTATGTAGATGTAATTCAATCAAGTGCTACTCAAATACGATTCACAGTAACTTGGAGAGACGAATCAGGTGGTAATCCAGATGAAAATATTTCTAATTTAACATCTAACTTCTACACAGCAACAGCAATCACAGATGTAATTGGTACTGCACCAGGAGTTGTGCGTGGTTCTGGCGATAATTTCTAATCTATAGTTGACTTATATCCAAAAATCAAGTATAATATTTTTAATATTATGGATGAATCCTTATCAAAATCTTTGGAATACGCAGAGCGTCTAAGCACGTTCAACAATCAAATAAAACTGTTAAAAGAACAGTGTCTTGAGAATAATATCTTGTACACTCAAGGACATCAATTTACTGTTGATCTCAATCTAATCAACTATTGTTTAACATTGATGAACATCAAAAAAACTAATGAAGCAATTTTTCTTGATGATTACAAACTTCCGGTAAAAATCACAGACATCAACTCCTTTCACAACAATATTACTGACTTGTATCAACGTAATCTGAATCAGTACTTTGTGGAATACAATCAATTGGTGAAAGATAAAGGTGAGATCTAATCATGACCAAAGGAGTTTTGCTTTTTGCACACAACAACAGCACTGTGGATTATGTCAAACAGGCTAATTTTTGTGCAGGACAAATAAAGAAACATCTAAATTTGCCAGTGTGTTTGATTACGTCAGACAAATTCAATGAAGATCACAATAATTTTAATCATGTGATTGTGGTAAAAAAGCCAACCACTACTCAAACTAAAACATTCAATAATGCTACACAACGTTATGAAGATTTCTGGAACAACACTTCAAGACCCGATGCGTACTCTTTAACACCATATGATGAAACCATTGTGATGGACACAGACTATGTGGTAGCAAACAACAATCTTAACAAAGTGTTTGACAGCAAGGAAGACTTTTTAATTAATTACAAAGCACAACACATAGACTTTGAATCCAGATACACTGAGGAAATGAAATACATAAGCGATACTGGTATTGAAATGTGTTGGGCCACAGTGTTTTATTTTAAGAAAACTGAAAGAACTAAAATTTTATTTGAATTAATTAATCATGTAAAAAATGAATGGGAATTTTATAGGTTCAAATATCAAATTATAAACACAATTTACAGAAACGACTTTGCATTTGCTGTGGCAATTCATATGATTAATAATTTTGATAAAACCGATTGGCCCAAACAACTGCCAGGCAAACTGTTTTATACCACAGACAAAGATAAGGTAAACTCGTACGTGGATAATAAATGGAGTTTTACATTTGAACGAGGAACGAAATGTCAAATAAAAGATATGAACATACACATAATGAACAAAATAGGATTGAATAAAATTATAGATCAACATGAATAGAGGTTTTATATTATTTGTACAGAAGAACGATGTTTGTGATTATCTTAAACAAGCAGTCGCTTGTAGTTTAAGCATTAAAAAATTTATGCCCAACGAGCAAGTGTGTTTGATCACTGATATTGTTGTCCCTGAAAACTATCAAAAGCACTTTGATATAATCAAAGACATACCCGGAGATGATCTAGCAGTCGACAGTGACTGGAAAGTTAATAATAGATGTAAAATTTATAATACCAGTCCATTTGACCAATCTATTGTGATAGATGTAGATATGCTGTTGTTGGAAAACATAGAACATTGGTGGAAACAGTTAAGCAACTATGAATTATATTATACCAATAAAGTAAAAACTTACAGAAATGATTGGGTAACAAGTGATTATTATAGAAAAGTCTTTGTGGAAAATTCATTACCTAATGTGTATTGTGGATTTCATTATTTTAAAAAATGCAAAAACAACGAAGTATTTTTTAAATTATTAACAGATATAGTGATAAACTATGAACAATACAGCAAACGTTTCACAAAAAATAAAACACAGTCTTGGTGTAGTATGGATGTTGCTACTGCAATAGCAATTAAGTTGTTGGGTATACAACACAAAGTTTTCAGTAAACATAACAATTTAACATTTACTCATATGAAACCCAAAATACAACACTATCAAAGTCAATTAAAGTTGTGGACTGAACAAATTGATTACAATCTTAATTCACAAAATGAATTATTTGTAGGCAATATTAAACAACACGGTTTGTTTCACTATGTGGAAGATAATTTTTTAACAGACAAGATGCTGGAGCAACTACAATGAACATAAGACCGCCGCTAGAATTTGATGTAATACGTCCTGCAGTGAAATATTATTTTCATTTCAATCCAGAATCTAATGAAGTGCTTGGGTGTAGTGTGCAACAACAAGGACACAGTGTAGAAATTACAGAAGAACTAGCAACACAGGTTCAAAGCGGATCAAAGCAACTATCAGATTACAGAGTAGTATTCAAAGACACCGAATATGTTGTCGAATCGCGGTATGTAGTAAACAACAAACTGCAAACTGATATAAAAACAGACAACCATACTAACAAAGTGGTTTACGAAATAATAAAAAATGATAAAGATTCATGTGTTAGATTCAAACTGGATATGAAAAATAAAAAATGGAACGTTAGTATAGATGATGATTTAAAAAATATAATACAAAACACAGTAAAACAAGACAATAATGTGTTTAAATTTTTTACTACACCACAACACAATACAAGTGTTCCTGATTATTCCTTTGATGTAGACTTAAAGCAGTTGTGTACTACTGGTGATATTCAATTTGAGCATAAATCTAATCAAACACCAAGATTGTTTTGTAGAAAAATTTACAATTATTCATATGAGGTAGCACAATGATTTTAAAGGTATCTGATATGGATTTTGTGTTTTTAAGTGTTGATGAACCCAATGCTGAAAAGAATTTTGCTAACTTAAAAAGAAAAATACCCTGGGCAAAACGTGTACACGGTGTTAAAGGCTTTGACACAGCACATAAAAAAGCGGCAGAAATATCTGAAACAGATAGATTTATCACAGTTGATGCTGACACACAAATACATGACAGTTTTTTGAATGTGATAGTTGATTTAAATTCGTTAGGACTAGACAATACCTATCAATTTAGTTGGTGTGGAAATATTGATCTTAATGGATTAAGATACGGCAACGGCAGTTTAAAATGTTGGACAAAAGATTTTGTAAAAAATATGAAGACACACGAGAATCATGATGGTGAAGCAGATAGCACAAACAAAAATGTAATAGAATTTTGTCATTTTCCAAATTACTATCAGTTTAATGAAAATTATTCAACCAGTTACATAGATGGATCTGCATATCAATCCTGGAGAGCCGGATTCAGAGAAGGTGTTAAAATGAGTTTGGATAAAAATGTGCGACAAGCACCAAAAGACTTGTGGTGGCAAAACTATCAAAGATTACTGGTATGGATGACAGTGGGTATGGATAATCCTTATGGTATTCATGCTATTCATGGAGCAAGAACAGGTTGCTATCTCACAATGTGTACAGATTGGGATTTCAGTCAAGCAAACGAATATAGATATTTTGAAAAGTATTGGAAGTTTGAACTTCATGATGATGTTAAAGTTAATTTTTATCAAGACAGTATCGAACTAGGCAAAAAGATTACTGCTGAGCACGATATCGAATTACCTATTGAACCATTAACTGTGGAACAAAGTAAATTTTTTAAGAAAGTATACCTTAACACTCCAAGAATAATGAGGAAAACAATTTAATGTACGATATTGTGTTTATAAGTTACAATGAAGCATTGGCGGATCACAATTATAAAACATTGTGTGAACGGTTTCCTATTGCTCAACGAGTACAAGGAGTTAAAGGCATCCATCAAGCACATATTGAAGCGGCAAAAGTATCTGTCACAAAGATGTTTTGGGTAGTTGATGCTGATGCTCAGATAGTAGAAGATTTTAATTTTGATTATCAAGTAAATGAGTACAATTTAGAAACAGTTCATGTTTGGCAAAGTCGTAATCCTATTAATGATTTACAATACGGATACGGTGGAGTAAAATTATTGCCAAAGCAATTAACATTAGAAATGAACACAAACACAACAGACATGACAACCAGTATATCAAATAATTTTAAAGCAATAAAGCAAGTATCAAACATAACAGGTTTTAATTCAGACCCATTTAGTGCTTGGAAATCTGCTTTTAGAGAATGTGTTAAGTTAAGTTCTAAAGTAATAGATAGACAAGAGAACGATGAAACAGAGCACAGGCTAAACATTTGGTGTAGCAAAGGTGCGAATAGACCTTATGGAGACTTTGCTATTGAAGGTGCAAAACAAGGTAGAAAGTTTGGAATAGAACACAAAGACAAACTGAATCTTATAAATGATTTTGATTGGTTAAAACAACAATTTAAGGAGACTTGCAGTGTCAGTGAATACTACTAGAATACCTTTTGAAAATATAACACACGTTGGACAAAGTACCATGATGACTAAGGACTTATTCAATGTGAGTTGGATCTTAGGTAGATTTTGTAATTATAATTGTTCATATTGTTGGCCTTATGCTCATAGTAAACAACTGGATCACCGACCACTTGAAGTTTACAAAAATACAATAACTGAGATTAAAAGACAAGCCAAGGCAAACGGGTTTAACAGTTTTCATTTTAGTTTTTCAGGAGGAGAACCAACAGCATACAAAAGATTTTTACCTTTGATTGGACATTATGCTAATAATGACAGAGCAAAATACCAAAGTATACACATGACAACAAATTGTTCTCCTGGAATGAAATGGTGGAAAGTTTGGTTAACAGCAACAGAATCTCTTGTGCGTAGAAGTATTACAGCAAGTTATCATCATGAATTTGCTGATGAGAAGACATTTGGTGATAAGTTATTAATGCTACAAGAGAATGGAGTACATACTACAATTAATCAAGTAATGGTTCCTGAATTGTTTAACGAATTGTATGAAAGATGTGAAAGATTTAATCAACGTGGAATAAATGTAACATTGAAACCTCAAAGTAATGAATCTGCTAGTGAAATTGTTAGTGGTTATTCAGAAGAACAAATCAAATTAATGCAACAAGGGTTTCCTTTAAAAAAACATGATGGGTCATCGATACAACAAATAACTATGATGGATTTTAAGAATAATGTTTATCACCTGGATCAAGCAGAAAGATTTAATGCATTTGACTTTAATAAATTTAAAGATTGGACTTGCAATGCTGGATATCAAAGTTGTATCATAAGAGAGCCAGGTGGAGAAGTAAAAAGAGCATACAGTTGTCATGATGAGCCGTTGGGCACTATTGATGAAGGATTTAATCTGTTTAAACAAGCAAAAAAATGTATTACACCAACCTGTGTAAGTTCTGCTGATAGCAAAATACCTAAGCACAGAAAAAAAGACTTTTTAGAACAGATTCAAGTGGATGAAGAAATAATAGAAATTAGTAGAAAACAATCTAAGCAATTTAAAAAAGAAAGAACAAATGTATAAACTAACAGACATAAAAGATGTTCATTTAGAAATTACTAGTAAGTGTCAAGCCAAATGTCCAATGTGTCCTAGAAGAATACAAGGAGGACCGCTGAATCCTTTTATACATCTTGATGAAATAACACTGGATACATTTAAAAAATGGTTTTCTGAGGACTTTATTAAACAAATAGACAGTATGTTTATGTGTGGTAATTTAGGAGATCCTATTGTAAGTAAAGACACATTAGAAATATACAAACATCTACGTAAAACAAATCCTTCTATAAGACTTGCCATGCACACAAATGGCAGTGCTAGAGACACTGAATGGTGGAAGAAATTAGCACATGAAAAAGTAAAAGTAACTTTTGGATTAGATGGGTTGGAAGACACCAATCACTTGTATCGTATATCTACAGATTTTAATAAAATCATTGAAAATGCCAAAGCATTTATTGGTGCAGGTGGATTTGCCAAATGGCATATGTTGGTGTTTAAGCACAACGAACATCAAGTTGAACAAGCAGAACAAATGAGTAAAGATTTAGGATTTAAAATGTTTTCATCAAAACATACTTCTAGATTTAAAAATGATTATCTACAAGTTATAGACGAGGAAGGTAAACCTTTACACAAATTAGAACCCACACAAAAAAGTACCAGTATGATTCCGCTAATTGAAAAATCACAAAAAGAAACCACTCCTACCATTGTGTGTAAAGCAGTGAAAAATAGTCAGTTGTATGTGAGTGCTTGTGGTAATGTTTCGCCATGTTGTTGGTTAGACATGGAATGGATTCCGCCTATGCAAGAAAGCAGAATAGATTATATGACAAGAATTGGCGAGTTTCCAAATCTAAATAAAAACAGTTTAAAAGAAATCTTTGAAAATGGACACTTTGACAAGATAGAACAAACATGGGGTCACACACCATTACAAGAATGTGGCAAACAGTGTGGATCTTTTGATAAACTAGGAGCTCAATTTGAAAGTTAATATTACAGATGTGATGTTTTGGATGGATGCAATTAGACAGTCTGATGATACACATCGTACATTGGAAAGTTTTTGGAAAGGTCAAATCAACAGTAAAGTTTGGTTAATAGATTACTTGGAAAAACATCAACAAACACTTCCTTACAACATTTTATTATGTGGCGGTTGGAACGGTGTGTTAGCAACATTATTATTTAATAGTGAATTAGATATCACTCGAATCGTTAGTATGGATATAGACAGTGAATGCGAACAAGTAGCAAACACAATGAATAAAGATTATGAAATACAAGGAAGATTTCAAGCAATTACGTCAGACATGTTGACGTATAAAGATTATAACAAGCACAATCTAATTATTAATACTGTGTGTGAACATATGACACCAACACAGTACACTGAATGGTTGGATAAATTGCCAAACAATAAAAGAATTGTTTTACAAAGCAACGATTTCTTTGACTGTGAAGAACATGTGAATTGTAAAAAGACTCTGGAAGAATTTAAAAAAGACTGTGGACTTGTTGTTGATTCAAGTGCTTCATTGTCTACAGAAAAATATAACAGGTTTATGATTATAGGGCACAAGAAATAACATGGATACAGCAACCAAAATTTTTAATAAATTTAAAGACGGCAGTTTGCCTTGGTTAGAACTGGATATAAATTTTATGGAGTATCTAGACGCAAAAGAATTTGATAATGTAAATGGTCATTATGTAGAGCACAGAGAAGATGAAACTCATAACGGTTGGGAAAGTTGTTGTCTGCATGGATTAGGTGTAGACAAAACAAGAGTAGCAAAAGAGTATGGTTATGAAGATGAACTGAATGCTCCATATACGTGGACCAGTCTGCAACAAGTTACTCCAACAGCGAAAAAGTTTTGGGAAGACTTTCCAGCAGAAA